GTACTGTTAGTATCTACTAAGCTTCTGCCACCGTCATAGTTACCTTGATCAATTAATCCGGTTGTGCTAGTTGTAGTGCCAGCAGTAGTATTTTGTGTACTAGTATTAGTTTGGGCTAATACTGATGTTGTTAGTGCTATTAAAAGAAAGGCTAATACTCGTTTCATATTAGTCTCCTAGACTAAGTTTAATGAGCTAGTACGTGTAAACAATGCTCATAGTGTTTTTTTCTATCTTCTAAGCCAATTGTACCACCATTGATACGTTTTGTTAATGTTAAAATATCCTGCTTATCTGCCCACTGATTGAGATTGTTTGATTCCCAAAACCAGCAAGCACTTTGTGCAGCACCTTCAAAGGTTTCCATGTACTCTGACGCCTCTTCAGGGCTAATCTGTAGGCTAGCTGCAAACCAGCTGTAGTTATCTCGGCCAGTTACCTGTATTAATCCACGCCCACAGAATCGCCAGCCATCTCCCGACTCCTCAGGACCATTGCCCATGCGACTTGCATATACACGATTAGCAATCTTTTGTGGTTGCTTTTCGTATTGCTGCGCCAATGCATCTGTGGGAAAATACTTGGGAAATACTTTACGTAGGCTTTGCCAGCGGTAGTTTAGGTTTTCCTTAATAAACACAAAACCACCCGACTCATGTGCACACTGTGCTAAAAAGGCAGCTATACGATCTGGTGTGTTTATCTCATATTGTGGTAGTAATTGTTCTAGTGCATGATGCCAGTAGCTAACATATTGATTTTTTGGTATAACCTGCTTAAGTTGATCTAGTGTTAATTCCATTACTTGTCCTTTTTCCAGTGAGTGTTATACCACTTAACCCAGCTATCGTTATTTAGTTTACAAAGGTGATATAGCTGGTAGTTTTGTTGTACTAGGTCTACAAGTTCTGCCATGCTTACAGCTTGTGCGTCTATGGTTTTTAATACTTCGCATTGCGTAAGCATTGTTGGATCAGGTACATTTGGCCAGGGCGGATTTACCTTAAAAGTTTGTAAACACCCAGCTAGTGGTAATGCTAGTATGAATACTATCCATTTCATTGTTTTATACCTCTGGCTGTATTATTTAATCGTTCTACATATAACTCAGGTACAGTAGGACAATTTTTAGCATTTGCTAATACATCTTCCAATTTTTTATTAGCAGCTTGTTTATCCTTTTCGCCTAGAGCAGCATATTTGTCCTGTTCAGCCTTACTAAGTGTTGCCAATACATTTTGCACTGTAGCGTCCTTGGACTTTAACACCTCAATAAAACGCTTGTTTTGCTGACGTTCACGTTCTGCTGAAAGCTTAAGTTCTTTCAGTTTAGCTTCTCGTTCCAATTTAAGTTCGTTATTAGCTAGCTCTTGCTGTTTGGCTGCAGCTTCTGCTTTAGCAGTTTCTTCAGCCAATTTAGCTTGCCAGTAGTTGTTATTCCAATTTGCACCCATGAAAAATACTGTAAGTGCAAATAGTGGAATACAACTGTAGTGTACAACTTTAGCTTGTGGTATTAGGTGTGCAAAAAATCTGGTTATAAAAAATAGTAGTACACAAGCGGTAGCCAACAGTGGAAAAAACCAATCAGGTATAAAATTTAATAAGAACACTACTACTCCTTAAGTAAATAATGTGCTAGATTATCCCTCATTCTACTATCATGTGGTGATAGTTCTACGGCTAATTTGCCGTGGTGTATAGCTTCACTAAAATAACCTAGATTATAACTGCTAAGAGCTAGTAAGTCATGCGGCTTACCTGTCCATACTTCAGGATCACAGGTATATACTAGTTGTTTGTCCACTATACTAACTGCTTGTTTACTAGCATAGTAACACTCTAGCCACTGTTGTTGACTATAACAATTTAGTGCTAGGTCAACCCAAGGTTCACGAGTATTAGGCGCTTCAATACAAGCTAGTCTATGCCAACGCTGTGCAGTTACCAGATCACCTAAATTTTCATAGCACTTGCCTAGTAGCCGCATAGCATAGCAACGTTCATTAGGCCAAGTACTGCCTGGTAATTCTAGGTAGTTGTTTAGCGCACCTATGGCCTCACTCCACAGGTTATAAAAGGTTAGTTCACGTGCAAAGTAAAAAGCATTGCGTGAACAGTGTGGGTCTTCGCTAACGGCTAGTCGTAATAGGTCTAAGTATTGGCTGCGGCTTTTTGTTGGATCTGGATGGTGTGATACTAGTAGTTTATCTGTGTGTGCATAAACTTCTTGAATACGTCCATCAGCACGCGGATACTCATGCACTGGATGATGCCAGTGATAGCCGTAGCGATGATGTATTTTTTCATAGTAAAATAGTATATTATGCCCCCAATCAAATTTATAGCGCAATCTAGTAGTGCCTTCAGTCCACACACGCTCGATTTCTTCACGCCAGCCAGGTTCTAGGACTTCATCAAGATCTAGGCTAATGCATACGTCATAGTCACCAGGTATTAGATTAAGAGCAGTATCACGTGCAGTATCAAATCGCCAGGGTTTTACTGCTATGTTGTAAACTTGTGCACCACACTCTTTTAACAACTCTGCTGTACCATCAGTACTGCCTGTATCACAAACTAGTATTAAATCGGCAAGGCTAGCACTATTACAAAATCGTTGTACAAATTGTTGCTCATTTTTACTAATAGCATAAACACATATTTTTAACTTGCTTGAACGCATAAAATTATTTTAACTAGAAAAAGTAACTGTTTGGCCGCTAGCGGCACTAGTAACAGTATAGGTTTTATATCCGCTGGAGTTGTTTAATTGGTAAACAACTCCAGCACTAAAGTTAGCTGAAAAACTATCTGGTATACGCAAAACTACAACGCCACTGCCACCAGCTTGACCATTTTGAGCAGTGCCGTGTTCTCCACCGCCTCCACCACCAGTGTTTGCACCGCCTGGTGTGCCACTTTGATTAGCACCTTGACCTAAGCCACCACCGCCAATACCAGCTGTGCCGCCAGTGCCAGTAGTAGCAAATCCTGCACCGCCACCACCGCCACCATAATAACTACCAGTAATTGCACTTTGCACGCCAGCACCACCGCTGCCACCAGCAGCTACACTAACACCGCCAGGTCCACCTGCACCGCCACCACCCCCACCGCGACGACTGCCGGTTAAACCGCCACCTTCGCCGCCTGGGTAGCCTTGGCTGGCATTGCCACCCATGCCGCCTTGGCCCCAGCCACCGCCGCCACTAGCACCGTCGCCGCCAGTAGTATAGGTGGGATTACTGCTGCCCCAACCAGCACCACGACCACCACCATAGGCAACTATACCAGCAAACTGTGAAAGACCGCCTTGAGTAGCTGGTATAGTAGGAGTAGAGTTATAATATTGGCCAACACCACCTAAGCCCACAGTTAGTGTATACGCGCTGTTTAAGCTATAGCCTATAATGTTTAAGCTTTCAACTACACCACCACCTCCGCCACCGCCACCTGCTCCACTGCCGCCACCTCCACCACCACCTACTACTAGGTAGCTAACGCTTAGTGGAACTACGCGCGGTAGTTTGCCAAATCTTAGTAGTGGACTACTCATGTTGCTAATACTTGCCAGCTACTGCTAGACTCATTCCAGGTGTAAATGGCACCATCACTAGGATATGGCTGTGGTGCCGTCCACTGGCAAGTTGTTGTATCTAGTTGCCAGCTTGGATAAGGTTGTAATGGTATAAATGCGTCTAATGTTGGATTATAACTATAACCAATGCCAGCATAGTTTTTGCGTATGTTGGCATTATAACTAGTACGTACACAAGGTTGACCACGCTCACTGGCATAGAACTGTTCCCAGTCTATGCCTAGTGTGCCTTCATCGCGTCCCACAATAACCTCAGTTACAATATTATTACTATCTAAAAATGCATAGTGTGCCATGTTAATCACCAACTAATAGTGCCGGTACCGGCAGTAAATTTATAAACTCGGTACCCAGCTCGGGTAACCGTATCGATTGTATAGACTAAGCCTAGGCTGGCTTTTAGTGGTTTAAACGTGCTTGGATAAGCAATAATGACGATACCGGAGCCACCTGCTCCTGAAGTCCCGCCAGGAGTGCTGTTAAATCCACCGCCACCGCCACCGCCAGTGTTTGTGCCACCTGGTTGTGCTGACGGGCCAGAAGGTGCATTACCTCCATCACCTCCGCCGCCCAATCCACCACTTTTCGTAAGAAAAGATGCGCTTCCACCACCACCACCAGCATAAGTTACTAAAGAACCGGAAATAGAAGAAGCTGTTCCGTCACCTCCCTCACCTTGCCCATCAGTATTTCCCGCCTCTCCAGCTCCACCGCCACCGCCTCCAGAATTTGGTGAAGTTGCAGAATACGATCCACCAGCATTTCCTTGCCCAGCCGGAGAAGCAGCGCCGCCATTACTAGGAGAAGGTGTACCCCCGCCACCGCCTGACCCACCAGCTCTTCCGGCAATTCCAGGGGAAGTTCCTCCACCACCTCCGCCACCGCCAGCAGCAACAACACCTGGAATGGTAAATGCGCTTGGACTTGTTCCACCAACAATAGACGATGGGAATCCATCATTTGAAGTTCCAGCGGCGGTTAATCCTGGACCACCACCGCCTACTGTAATTACATAGTTCGTTGCAGCCGAAACAGTAGTTGCACCTGTGATAAACCCTCCGGCACCGCCACCACCACCAAGGCCAGAAGAAAAGTTTTCTCTACCGCCACCACCACCCCCACCAACCACAAGATAGTCAACCGTACTAGGTGCAACCATGCTAGTGGTTAAGGTGCTCAGCACACCACTGTCTGGGTGGGCTTTGGTTGGGGCTGTGAAGTTAGTTGTGTAGCGTGCGAAACCTTTGGTGATGCGGAGGTCATCGATGTAGCCGTTTAATGGGGCTAGATTATCAAAACCTGATGCAATAGAAATCCTTCCAGGGCAAGTCATTGTTGTTGAGTAGGTAGCCGTTGCAGACTGCACACCATTCATATAAACAGCAAGGGTACTACCTGATCTGGCTAAAACAATATGCGTCCAAGTGCTTGCGCTTAATGCAGATGCTGCTGTTATTCGGTCAGCATTGCTTGTAAAAAGAGCCAGCCTGCTAGAAGAGTTAATATAAAACGCCCACCCAGAATCTGTTCCTGATGCCCTAGTGTCAATTAACACAATAGCACCGGCTACCGAAGTAGGATAAACCCACATCTCAACCGTAAAGTCGCCTGTGTTGAACGACAACAAGTCCGTTGATCTTCCTACCAAATAGTCAGCCGTCCCATCAAAGTACATGCTGCCGCTTCCATACTTCTTAATGCTGGTTGTGACCACACCAGCGTTACCTACGGTCTCGATGATATTTTTACCAGTGCTATCAATGATTCCGGCATTGGTGAAATTAAGTAGTAGACTGGTGTTGTCAAGGAGGGGAAGTGGGCCACTGGGTGGGGTAAAGTTGCTGGTGTATACGGCAGTGCCTTTGACAATTCTGGTTGAGCCAATGTAGCCCGTCCAATAATTGCTTGCAGGGCTAAATAAGGTTCCGACATATATCGCAGGAGTTGCAAGCTGGAAAGATGAATTTGAAACCGGAGTTCCTTGAGATACACCATCTTTGTACAAACTGATCGTTCCGGCGTTTCTGACTAAGGCTAGATGGGTCCAAGTGTCGTTAGTGATTGTTGCTCCGCCAAACGTCCAATTAGTCCAAGAAGCTCCGTTTGTAGATACGTCAACGGTAATCGTGTTTCCTGAGGTCCACAAAATCAGCGCACTGTAGTTGGCGTTTCCAATCGTCAGTATGCGTGGATATGTAGATGCTTGCGTGGACGATCTGTATACCCAGGTTTCTATCGTGAAGTCGCCGGATGAAATATTGAAGGCGTCACTAGAAGCCAGATTTAGATAATCCCCACTCCCATCAAAATACGCCGACCCACCATGCACAGCAGCATCATAGGCAAACGGTGCAAAGGGTGAGAAGGGGGTGACACGGGGGGAGCCGCCAACCGTGAGGGTTTTGGGGCTAACGCTGTTATCAACAAAACGGTTGCTTTGCAGCGTTAGGATTGAAGTTGCTGATCCTGTGATTGCTGAGATATTAGTTCCGGCAGACTGAGTTGCTGTTAGCGGCGCGGTGGGCGGAGTGAAGGCTCCTGTGTATACCGCAATGCCTTTTACAGCCCGAAAATTAGAGATAAACCCATTGACACCGTAGTTGTTAGCCCAGTTAATACCACCAATAAAAAGACCAATTTGAGCTTGTGTATATGTATAGGTTCCTGTGGCTTTTAGTACTCCGTCTTGATAGATTTTGTAGGTGTTGGCTGCATCTCTAACAACAGCAAAATGGTACCAAGTTCCAGCAGTTGGAACAAAGGAATAAGATACTCTTACAGATTCATCAACATCTAAAACAATCGTGTTATTGCTAACCAGCCTAAATCCAGCTTCAGTTTGACCACTAGAGCCAAATGCAAAAATAACTTGATCCGCGTTTCCAGAAGCTGTGTTCCAATTTACCCAACACTCTGCTGTAAAATTTCCGCTGCCAAAATTAAAATCTGCGTGACTAGCAACAGATAAACAATCAGTAGACCCGTTGAATGAATTCGACCAACCACTATTGCTAAAAGGACTGAACGTACCCTGCGCTACGTTTGCTCCACTGGGACGAGTAATCACATGTTGATATTCGCTTTCGTCCTGGAACCCAATGGTGTTGTAGGCACCGCGTTCTTGTAAGGTGAGTAGGGCTGTCTGCGTTCCCGTGATTGCCTGTATATTTGTTCCAGCAGATTGAGTTGCGGCTAGGGGTGCGGTGGGTGGGGTAAAAGCTGTGGTGTATACGGGAGAACCTAGTACAACTCTTAAACTTGAAATATATCCAGGAAAATCCGAGGTTCCTGTTATTCCACCGCCAACTTTCAAAGAATCTTGGGTTGTATACGCTTGGTTTGTGGTTTGAGTTCCTCTAGATACACCATTTACATAGAGCGTTATAGTTCCAGAATTTCTTACAACTGCAATATGCACCCATTGATTTGTTGTTATTCCTGTATAAGTGATTCCTGGGCTACCCGTTGAATCCCACCAGTAAATAGCAGTTCCACTAGTCCTTAAAGAAAGAAGCCACCGATTAGCAAAAGCTGATGAACCATTCTGCCAAGTTCCTGCAATAACCGCGTCTGTCCCTGGTGTGCCTGTTGAATAAACCCAACCCTCAATACAAAAATCTGATGAACTTCCAAGTGTAAAAGCAGCATTACTTGCCGCACTCAAATAATCCCCACTACCATCAAAGTACCCCGACCCACTAGTGGTATCACTATCAAGAAATGAGCTAAAGCTGGAGATGCGAGTTTCGCCACTTGGTGTAAGAGTCAAGCCACCAGACTTGGCAGCGTTGGGTGTGGTGCTATCGATGAATCGATTGGATTGACAGGTAAGTAGGCTAACGGTGCCCGTTAAGGACGCTGCTACACCAGTTCCTGTATGCCCAACCGATGACGAGGTAAGGGTCGATGTGGTCGGCGTAAAGTTTCCGGTAAATAAGGCTTGACCTTTGATAAGCCGAAAATTAGAAAGATGGCCGTTGAAGTAGTAGTTATCCGATGTTGTGTACCAGCGTCCAAGTACCGCAATTGTGTGCGTTACATCACGATTGCTTGTCATTGAACCAGCGGCTACACCATTGATATATAAAGTTACGTTGTTTGTGCCAGACCCGCTGCGTACCACGGCCAAATGCGACCAGGTTTGAAGCCTGACGTTTGACGTTGAGTAAAATGCATCTTGACTTGCATCGTTTCCTAGCTTTACTTGAAGCTGACCGTCACCTGTGTTCCTAAATCCAAAAGCTAATCCCGCATTTCCCGTAGTGGGATCAGAACTGTAGATCCCACCCCAATTTGGTATAGAAACTGGATATACCCAGCATTCAGCAGTGAAGTCACCCGTTGAAAGAGCAAGTGCGGCTGAAGACGACGTGGTTACAAAGTCCCCAGTACCATCGAAATACGCACTCCAACTAGTGTTATACGGACTAAAACTAGTACCACGCACATCACCACTATTAGTAAGCCTAAAGTTATTTGAACTAGCATCGGAAAAGGCATTGTAGTCGCGACCAGTATTTACATCGCCTTTAAGGTGTAGGCTTACTAGGTTATAGTAAGGATCAACTTGTACAGCACTGGTTTTTTGAGTTGCTATTAATAGCTCATTCATTTTACATCTAGTCCAATAACAAATACCATATAGGTGGTAGTAGCCAAGTCGTAGACAACACCTAGTAGGTCTACACCAGTGGTGGTTAGTGTAGGCGGTGTGCCACCAGCATATTTGGTGTTGGCAGGCCAGGTTATAGTAGTACTGCCACCGTTTGTTATGCGCAGGTAAACTACCTGCGATTCGCCACTGCTAGGTGCATTTGAAAATGCAAAAGTTGTAGCAGCTGCTAGTGTTATAGTATGTATGGTATGTGTAGCTAGGTTAATGGTAACTGTGGCGCTAGCAGTACTTTGCGTGCCAATATCATTAACTTTGATCTTTTGCGCTGGCAGTGTAAGACGTTTGGGCAGTGTGATTTGCTGGCTAGTATCCACTTGCAGTGCATTTGTGCCAGCGGTTTTTAAGTTAAGTGCACCGCTAGCAATCTCTACAAAGGTACTGCCGCCTGCTTGAATATTAAGGTCATTGGTAGCATCAGCAGTGCTAGCTATACCATTTTGTGCATTGATTACATTAGCCATTTGTTATATTCCTATTTATTGCCAAACATTAGCGGGAGGTGCTGGCCATGTTACCACAGCTTGTGGGTTTGTTGCTATTTGGCGAAGTTGTGCGCGATAGGTGGCAAACTCCTGCTTATTAACCAGTGTTACATCAGCCAACTGCGTCCAATCTGTGCTGGCTAGTAGCTGCTTGGCTTGCCGCTCATTTTGTGCTGCTAGGGCCAATTGCTCAGCTTGTAGTTCTTCACTAGTTTTGGCACGTGCCTTCACTACATATACAACTCCATCTTCAATATAAGCAGGCACACGCTCTAGGACCTGTGTTTGTGCATCATACTGCTTGCGCTCTTGAATAGGTACCAAATTTTCACCGGCTAAAAATTCCTGTGTGGGTCCGGCCTGTGGAAAACTAGTATTGGGAAATAGGTCTGCTAGTGCAGCTTGATCATAGATTTGGCCATTAATTACTCGTGCATATAACATTTTAGTTCCTTATACTAGTGTAGCTATTTGGCTAGTAGTTAGTGTATCAACACTTAGTTGTTCAGGTGGTGCTGCTAATACCTGTTCAACGGGTGTTTGTTGCTCAACTAACACCTGCTGAACAGGTGTTGGTTGTAGTTGTGGTACAGGTAGATCTGGTTGAACACTGCTTGGCACGTACTTTTGACTGCCTGGACTAACTAAATCTATTAACTCCTCTACAGTAGTTGCAGCTAGTATACTAGCTTCTAGCTGATTACAGTTTGCAACAATCTCTGTGCGCGCTTGTTCCACCACAGGTGGAACAGCTATATTGCGCTCTAGTTTTCTAATCAGCATCCAGTCTGTTTCTTGCAGCTGTTGATTGCAGTTTTGTTTGTTAGCTGCAATATACTGCTGTTTTAAACTATCCAAGTCTTTGGCTGTAGCAGTGTATACTCTATGTGGTATACCATTAAATAGTTGTATACTACTATTAGTCCAATAGAAGCGCTGATCAGGTTCTTGACTTTCTACTACCTCTAAAATACCTAAGCTGGATAAATCAACTAAATTTCGCCAGTCAGGACCATAGTCAATACTATCAATTACTAAGCTGCGGCCAGGCTCAATAGTGCCTGTAATTTCACCACTTTTAACTATTACAAACATATTTTTACCTCGCTAGGCTATATTTAAAGGGGTTTTCAGCAAAGGCTGCGTAGATATAAGTACTACCACTGGCGTTTCTGCCTATGTTAGTGTTTCTAATTTTAAACCCATTTGATAAAAAATCTCTATCAGCATAAGTTCCTTCACTATTACTAAGATTCGGATATAGTTCTGAATCTGCAACATTGTAGCTGTTGCGTTTAGTATCATACAAATTCCAATTTTCCGTATTGTCGGACCGTTTTATCATAATCCAAGCCGGTCTAAATCCTGTGTAGACAAACGGTCCATCTGTGCTGCCGTTGCCTGTATAACTACCAAAAGCTGAGAAACCAGGAACTTCAGCAAAACAATAAGCAATTAGATTTACTCCAGTAAGTCCATTGTCTGATGCACCTCGAACACCAAAAGTGCTGCTAGTAACTCCGCTGCCTGTACCTGACCAAATACCAGCATCACTAACGCTTGCACCACTAGTATGAAGATATAAATATGCATTTACACCAGTCATTTGTGTATATACTATCCAAGCGCTTGTTGTACGTCCTTTGACAATTATAAATTTTGGAGCAACGCCAAGACCATGACCAACACTATTTCCACCGACAACTCCTGTATAGGAAACTATAGAAAATCCTGTAGTTGGATTTGCGCGAACCTGAGCACTAATAGTTCCTGCCGTGTTTGTAACGGTAGTAGTACCAGCGTCCCAAGCCCAGCCAACGTAATTCGTTCCCGATGCGTTTATGTCAGAGCCGTTTGTTATATTTACGCCATCTGCGGCAAACGTAGTAACGTAGCCGTTTGAATTGACTTGTTCAGCGGAGGTTGTGTTGGTCTGCAGGATTGCGTTTGCTCCGCGCACCGAATCGTTTATTGAATGGTAGGCGGCGCTATTTCTAGCCTTAACCCAAAACAAATCTGGACTAAAGTTTGTTGTGAGCTTTCTGTTATTGACGCCGTCGCCGGACCAAACAAGTGCATCAAACGCCGTGTTAGATTTAACTATACTAGGTGTTGATAGGTTTTGTGTGCACAGTGCCTTGAACCCACTAGGTGCAGTGTAGTTGAATGGGCGTTGACCAAAATTAACAGTATAATTCATTGTTCCGCCAGAACCATCAGAAGTGCATGCAAAATATTGTAGCACGGTGAGATCAGTCACTGTCATAGTTCCTTGGGAGACACCATTTTTATAAAATGTAGCTGTTCCTGTGGGACCATCGAAAGCAATCCCAATGATATCATTTTGAGTAAAGCTGGACCAATTACCTGCCTGCTGGGTAGAATCAACCCATCTTGCTCCATCACTACGATACTGTAATCTTGGATTCCATGCAGTTGAGTTTCCAAATATTCCTACTGACCAATATGACCCTGTTTTAGATCCCATAGTAAATTCGCAATACCATTTTGATATTCCAGACACTGACATTGAAGATAATGCCATTCGTTGATCTGTGGCTGGGGTAGTCCAATCTAAATTACCGTTTGTAAAAGTTCCACCTGAATTGTTAATGGGATTTAGTGTTGCATAATTGCCGCGCACTACGCCGCCAGATACAAAATCTTGCAGCCCTGCAAAGCCAGTTGGCGGTGTATAGGCAAATGTGCTAGCACCAAAGTTGAAGGTAGCCGTGTTAGTGCCGTATGGGCGACCAACTGCTCTGTATGTTCCAGCAGTAAGCGTGAAAGCTGGATTTGCTCCAGTAGCCGGATTACTACTTGCAAACCAAGTGCCGTTTTTTCCAAAGAACAGCTTGTTGTTATCTAAATCAAAAGCGCACATGAAGACATCACCAGCAGCCAACGACGCTGCATATGCAGCCGGCGAGTTGCCATTGAACTTTTGACCTTTTTCCAGCACATAGGCATATGAAGTTGCTTCCTGCCCCGGATAAGTCGATGAGCTATTGCCCTGGCTAATACCTATGCTGGTATCAGTGCCTGCACTAACTAAAGTTGCTTCAAAGTACCACTTGCCTGAAGAAACGGCTGTTGTAGTATTGGCTTTATTGTAACCGGCTCCGGCTACGCCGGTAAGAGTTAAGTTGCCGTTGCTTAGGGTAACTGAGCTTGATGTAGCATCAAAAGTTGCATAACTACCTGCTACTGGCGCATCAATACCATATGGTGTAGGTGTATCTACTAGGCTATCATTACCAGCACCACTAGCCACACTAAAGTTTACAGGCGTCCACTGCTTGTGGCCAATGTCTAGGACATTGTGTGCAAAGGTGCGTACAGGCGGTGTAAATGTACCTGTATAGCGTGCATACTTGGTTATTCTAAGGTCCTGTATGTAGCCGTTATAATAATTAGCATTTTCAACACTGGTGCCAATTCGGAGATAAGTATTGTCATCAGGCATTGCAGATGCGTTAGTGCCTGATGCAACTTCAACTCCGTTTTGATACATTTTGAAAGAATTACCATTTCTTACAACAGCAACATGAGTCCAAGTATTAGCTATAATGTCTGTATTAGATGTTATGAAAGGCCAACCAAAAGAAGTATAAAATGCCAGTCTAGCTGCTGTACCATTCATCCAAAGCATCCAACCAGTAACTGTTGCTGTTGCTCGTCTGTCTAGAATGTCTTGTCGAGTGCTTACATTTGCAGTATACATCCAAAATTCTATTGTCCAATTGCCTGAACCAAAATTAATAGAATTGCTACTTGGCACATTAACAGAATCACCCGTACCATCAAAATATAAACTGCCTTTAGCAGATATAAGTGATTTTTTCAGCGCGGTAACGTTACTGGCATTGCCTAGGGTTTCTAGAACATTTTTGCCGGTATAGTCAACTATGCCAGCGTTGGTAAAGTTCAGTAAGAGGCTAGTGCCTGGTATTGCTGTAAGTGGACCACTGGGTGGGGTAAAGGCTGCGGTGTATACAGCGGTGCCTTTGACTACTCGCATGCTGCCAAGATAAAAAGGAGATGTCGCCAAACCAGCACCGTCTGCGGCAGTCGCTCCAATTGCAAACCCACCTGTATTTGTATCAATCGTTCCGCTATTTGTAGCCGTGGCGCTTACAACTCCATTGATGTAACTGGTAAACGTACTACCGCTTCTAACAAACGCAAAGTGGTTCCATTGATTAAATACCCAGTTAGCCGTACCTAGCATATTGACGGCCCAGCTACCACCAATAGCACACAAATATTGAATCTTTGTGCCGTCTGTATATGCGGCGATTCCTGCTATTGTATTAGACCCTCTTTTCGCAAACAGCCCTCCAAAACTTGCGCCGGAAAAAAACCAGCCTTCAATAGTAAAGTCAGAGTTACCTAAATTCAGTGCATCGTTATTTGCAACTGTTAAATAATCTCCACTACCCTCAAAGTAGCCCGAACCGCCATAAGCGGCAGCACTCCAGCTAGCACTGGGGGTGAATGGAGAGAAGGCTTGTACGGAGGTGTTTCCGTTTACTGTGATGGTGAGTGGGCTAGATGCCGGTATATTGACACCGTTACTGTCTAGGAAGCGGTTGCTTTGGCAGGTAAGCAGCGAACATTCTGTACCCTGTGGTGGGTTTGTGCCGCCTGTGGTGCGGGTTAGTGGGGTGGTTGGAGGTGTAAACGCTGATGTGTAGACAGCACGGCCTTTGACGATGCGAACATTTGACATGTAGCCAAAATACTCTTGAGTCCCGACTCCAGACCTGCCAATAGTTACCGCTTGTGCTGCGTAATTATTTGCATCACTACCACTGGTACTTAATTGCCCATTTACATAAATTCTTGTGGTTCCAGATTCCCTCGATACTGCAATATGACTCCACTGGTTAGGGGCAACCGTTCCTCCGCTTGTGTAAAGTGCGCTACCAGTTCCAGTTGTTGGATTGTAATAAGCAATTCTATTTTGATAATAAAAAAGCGTACCGCCGTTTGTGGCGTGTTCAATGATGTAAAAATTACCAGAGCCAGATGTCCACGTTGAAGCAGTAGGAAACACCCATACTTCCCACGTAAAATCGCTAGTTCCATAAGCAAAAGCAGCGTTGCTTGCCAAACTTAAAGAATCGACACTCCCATCAAAATAATTCCCCCACCCAGTCTGTGAGAACGGGCTAAACGTACCTTGTGTGGCATTGCCGTTTCTAGTAATAACATGATTAAACTGAGAACTATCCTGAAAGCCGCTGTTGTTGTAGTTAGCACGGTCTTGTAGGGTAAGAAGTTGAGTTCCTGAAATGGCGGTAACAGGAGTGGTTGGTACTGTAGTTCCAGCAATAGCAGTTCCATCTACAAATCTTACATCTGCAATGTAACCAACTACAGAAACAGGGCTACCTGCATAAGGCCTTTGGCCAATATGCACGGTTTGACTGGCATTACCAAAAGTATCTGTCTTAGTTATAGAGCCTACGGTGGCACCGTTTAAGTAAGCAGTTACAGTGTTGCCACTTCTCGAGAATGACACAAAATACCACTGCCCTGGTACAAACGTATTTGCAGCAGAATAAATCTGTGCTGCACCACCGCCACCGTTAATATAGTAACCAAACGTACCATTCTCAACTGTGACCATCCAATTACCTGATGTGGTACTGGTGTTGGCGTGATTGCCTAAGATAACTTGTTGATTACTAGATAATGTGTAAAACCAAAAGCTCACTGTAAAGTTGCCAGTAGTTGCAAACTGCCCAGTAGTAGGCGTAGCTAGAAAATCCCCATTACCATCAAAGTAGCCTGACCCACTAGTAGTGTCAGTTTCTAGAAATGGGGAGAAGCTGGCTACGGTTACATCACCGTTCTTAGTTATTGTTAACGGGCTTGATGCTGGCGTATTAACACCATTACTATCCAAAAATCTGTTAGACTGAAGCGTTAAAAATTGGACGTTTGTTGCGCCTTGACTTGTTCTGGTCAATGGCGAAGTGCTAGGCGTAAACCCAGAAGTACTATAAACGGCAACTTTAGAAAATCTTACGTTACTTAAATAACCAGGAAAACTTTGAGCCGCTATATCGCCTGAGTTAGTGCCAATTACCATATTGGCTGTAGAACCTAAAGCGGCAGATTTAGAAACGGAGCTTAAAAGAGTTCCGTTTTGGAACGTGTAAACAGTTCCAGAGCTTCTCATGACGCAAATATGAACCCAAACGTTTGCGTAATTAGACATGGAGCCTATATAAGCGCCTGACCCACCCCATTCAACATACACCTGTCTGGCATTTGCTGACCCACTTCCATAGCCAATAGTCAAATTAGGATTGGATGCTGCGGTCATTATCCCAACTTGAGATTTATCGGATGTAACATACATCCACCATTCTGCCGTAAAGTCTCCAGTAGAAACAGAAAAATCTGAATTTGTGTATTGAATGTAGTCGCTTGCACCATCGAAATATGCACTCCAACTAGTCCCATACGGACTAAAACTGCTGCTGCGTGTGTCGCCGTTAACTGTAATAGGAAAACCATTGCCATTATTTTGACCGCTTTTATCACTAAAGCAGTTATAGCCGCTGGTATTAGCAGGATTGCCGCTAAGGTGTAGTGTCGTATATGGCCACAGTTCATCACCAGTTTGTGCAGTGTTGCAACCTAAGTTTAGCGCACTACTATTATCGCTAAATGGCAAGCGAAAGCCATTAGTACCATAGGTACCTGTATAGGCACTAGGTGTCCAAACGCCTGTGGTTGCACTGGTTGCACCAAAAGCTGCTGGTGTTAGCTGTTGGCCGTCGATAAAGTGAACGTCGGCTATATAGCCGTTAAACCAACCATAGGCACCAATCTCAGAACCTATGTTATGGACTGTAGTCGCGTTAACCCAAGTGTCATAGTTTTGCGAGGGATATGTGGCTGTGTCAAAGGATGTTATCTGAACACCGTTAATATACAGCTTGACGCGATCGGACGCTGTAGCTTGCGTGGTATCAACTGCACACACAAGGTGATACCACGCAGACGAATCGCGAAATACTTGTGTTGTAATAAGGTTTAGATTTGGAGTATCAGAGATGAAGTTTCTGAAATAGAGCTTGTTTGATGTAGCGTCAAACTCGCATCGAAAGGTACTTTGTCCAGTGTTTAACGCCGAAAACAGTATGTTTGTAGTCGCAAAATTAGTGCGTTTAATCCAACCACTCCAAGTCCAGGTTTTGCGATTGCCAGCTACTGGAGGTGTCCAGCTTAAATATGCGCTATCGCTGCTGTTAAATCTTAAACTACGCTCAATTTGATAAGCTGTAACAGCTGCTGCAGGTGGCTTACCACTGGCTAATAAATTAAGTATGCCTGTCATGTTAGTCCGTTTCCATTAATTAACCAGTAGTTTGTAGCTACTTTAACACAAGTTGCTAGACCATACTGTGCTAGTACACGACTTCCCTGAGTACCTGTGCCTGCTAGATATAAGTTATTTGCTGTTGAGCAAGTAATAGTTAGTTGCTGTGAAGTTTGATTAATAAATGTAATTACTGTGCCTGCATCATAGGCTAGTGTCATCAATGGTAAATATTCTAGCACTAGCATCAGTGCTAGGATGTATAAGCGTTTTTCCACTATCACCTAGTACAGTGGTATAGTTAGCACTTTGACTATTGGTAGGAGTATTTACATAGCCTAGGGTGCTAGTATCTACTGGTAGAGTATATGTATTTGTAGCAGCTACAGCAGGCGCATTAAGTGTTGCACTGCCACTGGTACTACCAGCTAGTTTTAGGTTGCCACTATTAAAGGTTTGAGCTGCTGTAAAGGTATTTGCCACACTAGTGCTAACATTACCAGCAGCACCTTGTGGCCCGGTTGGTCCTGTGGCACCTGTGGTGCCTGTGGTACCTTGTGGCCCAGTTGGGCCTGTTGGCCCTGTATCACCTTTGGTAGCATACGGCAAACTAGTCCAACTAGTACTGCCATTGCCTACCTTAAATTTATTGGTGTCGGTTTCAACACCTAATTCACCAGCAGCTAGTGTAGGATTTGCACTAGTCCAAGCTGCTGCCGTACCTCGTCTAAGTTGAATTTGTTGTGGCATTAGATAGTACCTCCATCAATAGCCAGTATAGATAGATAGCTAGAATCTGGAAATCCGCCATCAATTACTGTGTTACCACCTCCAGCAGTACCATTAGCTGCTAGTGTAACTTGCCCTTGACTGTTTACTGTGATATTAGCATTAGTATAACTGCCTGCTGTAACACCAGTTGTAGCAATATTTTTATCATTGATTTTGGTTGTCATAGTTCAGTCCTTTGCCAACTTGTGGTATTTTCGTTCCAACTATACATTTGTCCATCTTGTGGATATGGTTGAGGTGCTGTCCACTGACACGTTTGTTCGTCTAATTGCCAGCTGTTAAACGGTTTAGGTGGAATAAATGCATTTCTTACGCTATCGTAAGTATAACCTATGCCAGCATAGTTTTTGCGAAAATTGCCGTTATAACTAGTTTGCCGCCAAGTTCCACCAAGAATTTTTTCTAAGTGAGCAGCACCAATATGCTCACGCTCAACACCACTACTATCACTAGTATCACGATTGTCTACAACAACTACTTGAGTAACTAGGTTATTTTCGTCAATTTTTGCAAAATGTGCCATAGGTTAAATTTCCAATTTAAGTCCAGTTAAGTCCATTTCTTCTCCGACTACACCAACTGGAAAAGTGTTAAACGATAGTGAGATGCGAGTATCTTCACCTTTAATTTCAGGAACCATGTGGGTTAGTGACGATGGAAATAATATTAGCTTGCCAGCAGTAACCTCAAACCACCAGCTTTCGCTATTATATGCGTTCCACTCTTGTGGTGGAAACTTAATTTGCTGCCAGCCATCTTTGTAGAAGTAAATCCGATCATCAGGGTTTGTTTGCACATAAAACACGCCACTGATATAGCTGTTGGGATGTGCGTGTTTGTGGTGGTACTGACCTTGCTCGCTATAGTTGCACCAGCTTTGCGTCACTCTCAGACTTACATTGTGCTTAGGATTGACTGTGGACTTGAAGTATTCCGAAACAGCATCCTCGATGAACGAACGTAGATTCGTCAGCACAGGGTTACGAAGTACGAAGTTATCAGTGCTTGTCGTATTTCCCTGATTCGGTCTTGTCTGTAACTCACGGATGAAGAACAACTCCTCATCGCTTAATGAACGACCTAGCTCAGCAAAGCCTACAGGTGTCGGAAACAGATTATGCAATTGCATCTTCAATTTCCTTTTGCTTGATGCCCATTTCTTCTAACTGTTCAGGTAGCCAGATCGTAGGGATTGAATCTTCAAACTCTCTGATCTTGTCTATCACCCAATAGACTTCTTCAATACTCGGACAAGGTCTAGGATCATCCCAGCGTGTAAAGACGTTGTTAGAGATTTCCCACTTAGCACCCGGACGAAGCAAGTGCATGGCTGTGTCAATCCCCAGAAACCTAAATACCTTTGTTGTCATAGACCCTCTTATTGATTTATTTTTATGATGACGATACCGGAGCCGCCGTTTGTTGCTACATCATTATTTGGGTTTAGCTGCCCACTGCCGCCACCAGCCCCGCCTCCGGTATTTGTAGTTCCTGGCGTAGCGGCGGTTAATGTAAATCCGGAACTAACTCCACTAATACTTCCATCCCCGCCGCCACCTTTTTGTGAAGTAGTTGATGTTCCTCCACCTAAACCCATTGAATACCCAGAACCATTAGCAACAGCTCCACCACCACCGCCAGCATAATATATGGAAGAGCCGGTTATACTAGATGCCGTTGCCGCCCCACCATTACCACCAACCGTCCCACCATTTGCTCCGGCCCCACCAGATCCGCCGCCGCCGCCCGAACCATAATTACCGCTAGGGCCAGCAGAAGATCCTCCATCATAGCCCTGTCTTGCGCTAATACCTGTTCCGCTTAAAGCGCCTGTAATTGTTGTGCTTGAAACAGTTTGGCTTGCGCTAACAGTATATGTTCCCGCTCCGCCTGTTCCTGTTCCTAGAGCTGTTATTGTGGTTCCAGCAGTTACACCAGTTCCGCTAAGAATCATTCCAACTAAAAATGTATTTGTTACTGTCCCACCAACAGTAAGCGTAGTTCCAGAAATAGACGATGCCGTACCGGATGCAGATGGGTTCCCTGTTCCAGCTGCTGTAAATGCACTTGTTGACCCACCACCACCACCAGAACCCCCAGAACTGGCTGCGTTACCACCAAAATTTCCACCGCCACGAGCCCCAAAACCACCTCCGAGTGAAGTAATAGGGCCAAAGGCTGAATTGGAACCGTTTGTGTTATAACCCCCGCCACCGCCGACAGTGATTGTGTAGTCGGTTCCTGCTGTAACACTTAATCCTGTTCCAGTACGAAGGCCACCAGCGCCCCCTCCTCCGGCATAATATCCATTACCACCACCGCCACCCGCAACCACAAGATAGTCAACGCTGGTTACACCTGTCGGGCATTTCCACGTAGTCGTGCCTTTGAATACAAAGACGGTTTGGCTAGGTACGGTGTACTTTAGGATGACGATACCGGAGCCGCCTGTGCCGCCGTTTGTTTTGTTAGCAGGAGTATCACCATAACCACCACCACCCCCACCACCTGTGTTTGCTGTGCCGTCGCCTCCAGCAACACTAGCAGTAGCTGAACCATTTCCACCTCCGCCAGTGCCGCCAGTGCCGCCAGTTTTTGGAGAAACCGTATTCGTTCCTCCACCGCCGCCACCAGCATAAGTAACACTACTTCCAGAAATAGTTGATGCTGTTCCTGCGCCACCATTCCCGCCAGCCGAACTCGTGGCCGCTGCCGCTGCACTTCCTGCGCCACTAGCACCACCCCCGCCACCTCCTGCTGCATAGGAAGTGCCAGGGCCAGAACCAACACCGCCGTTTGACCCTTGCGAAGGAGATGTTGATGGTGTATTTCCATTTCCAGAAGATGAATTTCCTGTATGCGAACTTCCACCCCCAGAACCACCATTAGCACCCGTTACGGTTCCGTAAGGAGCAGGACTTCCCGGAACAAGAAAACCACCGCCACCGCCACCGCCATAAGCCTTGAAAGTATTTGTACCGGCTCCAGAGGGGTTTTCCGTAATCGGCGATCCAGCAATAGAACTATCCGTACCATTATTGCCAATAGTTCCAGGCGAGCCTGTTGATCTAGCGCCGCCTCCACCAACAGTAATAGTGTAATCAGTTCCCGCAGTGACAGATAAACCTGTTCCCGTCCTAAATCCACCCGCACCGCCGCCACCGCCTATCCCCGTTCCACCCCCACCCCCACCAGCGACAACCAAATACTCAACCTCTGTCACCCCAGCAGGGCAAGTCCACGTACTGGTAGCTGTAAAGGTTTGGATGACGGTGTAGCCAAATACTGGCCAAGTGCCGCTTTGCTTAGCTACTAGTTGCTCCATTAAAGACCAAATGCCTTTAGCAGAGCTAACGGTTGGTTGATTAGCAGCTCCAATAATGCCGCCATTACCGCGCATTAGCTAATCTCCTCATAACTTACTACTATTTCTAGTAGGCTAGTAGCTGTAGTTTGTGCACGAACTATATCACCTTCTTCTAGATAAATATTAGCATCTTTGCTAATAACTACAAGGCTGGAATCGGCAGGTACAATTATTGTTTTAGCTAGATAAAAATTTGTTCCAGCACCTTCACTGCTATCATAAAATACTACATTAACTTCGGCGTTATTAGTTCCGTGTACGTTAGACACAATAATACTATTTATCTTAAATACTTTATTACTGGCTGCACTATTAGTTACTATATCTAATAAACTTGCAGTAAGGGCCTTACCAACGGTTTTACCAATAATGGTTGTAACATTGACTATATTTGGTGCTGCCATATTATCCTCCAAATACCATTGCCATGGCAATAGCCTTTCCTGTTGTTATTCCACCACCGCTACCGTTAGCTGCTAAAGTAATTCTACCATAAGTATCTACTGTAATATTAGCATTTGTATAACTGCCTGCGGTAACGCCGCTGGTGGCAAGGCTAACAGTTCCTGTAGTAGTAATTGGTCCGCCAGTTAATCCAGCACCAGTTGATATTTGCTGTACACTACCGCCACCGCCTCCACCCATTACACGAATCTGAATGTTCACACCGGTTGCAGGAGCAGTGGTAAATACTACATTACTACCTGAAACAGTATAATCAGTAGTTGGTACTTGTGTAACACCGTTTTCTAATACTAGAATATTATTTACAGTAATTCCGCTAACGGCGGCAAATGTGGTTGTACTACCGTCTCCGGTATACGTATAAGTTGAATATGCTACCCCACCACCAGCCGATAAAGCAATTGTAATAGAACCATTACCATTAGTAATATCTATGCCTGAACCAGCGGTTAGGGTTGCTTTAGTAAGTGTATTGCCGGTAGAGTTACCAATTAATAATTGACCATTAGTAAAAGTTGTTTGTCCTGTACCACCATTTGCAGGAATTAAAGTACCAGCAAGCGTAATAGTTCCTGTAGTGGTTATAGGTCCGCCAGTCGCTGTAAGACCTGTGGTTCCACCAGATATATTTACACTTTGCACAGTGCCGCTAGCACCTCCTACACCAGTAACACTGCTAGACATGCCAGTATCGCCAGCTACTAACCAACGTTGACCTGGTAGTATAGTAATACTAGCACCTGCACCAATAGTTACTGGTCCAACACTTAGCGCGTTTTTACCATTAGTAATTATATATGGTGTAGTAATAGTTTGGCTAGTTTCTAAGACTGGTCCACTGCTACCACCCCCACCACCAGTACTAGCAATAGTAATAGTATTTGCGTCGTTTCTAGTAATGGTTACATTATCGCCAGCCTGTAATTTAACGTCGTCTGTGCTAGCATCGCTGCCAGTTAATCGTAAGTTAGCACCGCCTGTGGCTGTTTCAGCACTAATAGCATAAGTAGCTCCACTACCACCGCCACCACTAACTGTAACTGTAACTGCTCCACTAGTATTAGTTGCGGTTACTCCGCTGCCAACAAAATTAAAGCTAGTTACGTTGCTAGTTAACAGTGTGCCTTCATCACTAACACTAACTGCGCTGCCTGCACCTTGTGCACCGGTTGGTCCTATGGCACCTGTTGGACCTGCTGCACCTGTAGGGCCTGCTGTACCTTGTGCACCTGTAGGACCTGCTGTACCTGCTGTACCTTGTGGTCCTGTGGGTCCTGCACTGCCTGCTGTACCTTGTGGTCCTGTGGGTCCTGCACTGCCTGCTGTACCTTGTGGTCCTGTGGGTCCTGCTGCTCCACTAGCACCTGTAGGACCTGCACTACCTTGTGGTCCTGTTGGACCTGCTACAGTACTAGCTGCACCTTGAGGACCTGTAGGTCCTGCTGCTCCTGCACTACCTTGTGGCCCTGTGGGACCAGCTACTGTACTAGCTGCACCTTGAGGACCTGTAGGACCTGCTATACCTTGTGCACCTGTAGGGCCTGCTACTGTACTAGCCGGACCAGTTGGCCCAGTTGGTCCTTGAACTCCTTGACCTGTGTTTAATGATTCCCAGCCTTTGCCGTTCCATTTCCAAGTACGTCCATTAAAGCTATAGGTATCATTAACACTAGGATTTGATGGAAAATTAATATCTGGCATAATTTTTCCAATGCTTAATAACTCTTATAGAAAGCGTATTATTCATTATCTAATAACCTTTCCATAAATAGTGGTTCCGCCATCTCTGGACCAAATTAATATAAAGTCTAAGTTAGTTAAAACTATGCCAGATTGACTAAAAGTTGTAGTTAGTGAGCCATCACTCTTAATCCAGTTTATTGTAGGCCAAGTAATCACTGCACCACTAGATTGTACATTTTGAGCTTCTATTAACAATTCTGTTAGTTGACCACTAGCCAACCAATTAGTAAAACTTACAGTGTAATTACCGCCAGTAACTGCCCAAATTTGATAATTGCTGTTACTAAGATTGAACGCACCAGTATTTGCGCTAGTATAGGGTGTAAGATTTTGACTAGGGCCAGTAGGACCTTGTGGTCCAATTAGTGAACCGTTTCTAGTTTCTACCCACTGTAGTGAGTTACCATCATTTATATAAGTATACTCAATACCAGTACTGCTTTCAATCCATCTATCACCTAGTTGTGGACTAACTGGTGCAGTATCGCTAAAAGTAAATGCTACTGTACCTTGTTGGCCTGTTGGTCCTGTTGGACCAGTGTTGCCTGTATTACCTATACTACCTGTAGGACCTGTAGGACCTGCTACTGTGCTAGCTGCACCTTGTGCACCTGTGGGTCCTGTGGGACCAAGTGCACCTTGAGCACCTGTAGGACCAGCTACTGTGCTAGCCGCACCTTGTGGACCTGTAGGACCTGTAGGACCAACAACACCTTGTGGACCTATAGCACCTGTGGGACCTGTAGGTCCTGCTGGACCTTGCAGACCTTGAGCACCTGTAGGACCTAGTGCAGTACTAGCTGGTCCTGTAGGACCTTGTGGTCCAACAATTGTGCCAGCATCAAACCAGTTACTGCCATTCCACACCCATAAGTGTCCAGTGCTAGTAACAATGTAGGCATCATTAACTGTGTTATTACTGGCTGGTAGGTTAGCTACTTGTGCAACTTCGCCACGCAGTGTAATATTAATACCTTGTGGACCAGTATTACCTGTAGGACCTGTAGGACCTGCTACTGTACTAGCTGCACCTGTGGCACCTGTAGGACCTGTACTACCTGTTGGTCCACTAATTACTCCTACATCTTGCCACGTAGTACCTGTCCATACCCAAAGATGACTGTCAGCGGTTACTAAGTAAGCATCGCCTATAGCACCTGTATGCGTATTAGGGTATCCTGGTATATTACTTGCACTAGCCACACTACCAATAATTTGTACACTGGTACCATCATTGCCTTTGGCACCTGTGGGTCCTGTAGGACCTTGTGGTCCAAGTGCACCAGTAGGCCCTTGCACACCTTGACTGCCACTAGCGCCGCTGGCTCCTGTAGGGCCTGTGGGACCTGCTGCACCTGCTGTGCCTGCTATACCTTGAGCACCTGCTGCACCTGTGGGACCTGTAGGACCTGCTACAGTGCTAGCACTACCTGTTGGGCCTGCTGGACCTTGTTGACCTTGTTGGCCTGTAGGCCCTGTTGGTCCGGCTACTGTACTAGCTGCACCTTGTGGACCTGTGTTACCTTGAGCACCTGTAGGTCCTGTAGGTCCTGCTACTGTACTAGCTGCACCTTGAGCTCCTGTAGGTCCAGTGCTGCCTGTAGGCCCTGTTGGTCCTGCTACTGTACTAGCTGGGCCTTGAACACCTTGTATACCTTGTGCACCTGTAGGTCCTGTTGGGCCTGCCACAGTGCTGGCAGGGCCTTGTACCCCTTGTATACCCTGTGCACCTGTAGGTCCTGTGCTACCTGTAGGGCCAGGCACTGTGCTAGCTGGGCCTTGTACCCCTTGTATACCTACTGGCCCTGTAGGACCTGTAGGACCTGTAGCACCTTGTTGACCTTGTGCACCTGTAGGGCCTGTGGCACCTTGTATTTGACCGCTGTCTGCCCAGGTACTACCTGTCCATACATATAGGTGACCATCTTGAGTAACAACATAACTGTCACCTACTGTATTATTACTAGCAGGTAATTGCACAACAGTAGCAACACTGCCTTTTAATTGTACACCTTGACCTTGTGGACCTGTAGGTCCTGCTATAGTACTAGCTGCACCTTGAGCACCTGTAGGTCCTGTGTTACCTTGAGCACCTGTAGGTCCTGTAGGACCTGCTATAGTGCTAGCTGCTCCTGTTGGTCCTGTGGGTCCTGTAGCACCTGTAGGTCCTACTATGTTACTAGCTGCACCTGTGGGACCCATAACGCCTGTGGCACCTGTTGGGCCTATAGCACCTGTAGCACCTTGTGGTCCTACAATAGCACCAGCATCAATCCAAGTACTAGTACTAGCCTGCCAAACATATAGGTGATTATTTTGTGTTACTATATAGGCGTCAGCATCTTGATTATTACTGCTAGGTAGACCAGCTACTGTAGCTGCAGTACCTTTAACACTAATACCCTGACCTGCAATACCTTGAGCACCTGTTGGCCCTGTGGGACCGACTACGGTACTGGCTGGCCCAGTTGGGCCCATCATGCCGCCGGCAATAACTCTGGTTTGTGTATTATCAATTACAATAGTGCTGGTATTAGTTTGTACAATACTCATCGTATTACATCCTTTACCACAGTTATATTGCCAGCAATAAACGGAGTTACATTGCCACTAGTATCTGTTAATTCCATGCCGTAAACGGCAGTAGTAAAGTTAAATTGCGCTGTTTGTTGAGCAGTTAATGTAACTGTTATTGTACTATTATTTGTATCTAGTACAATGCCTCCACCAGCTCCACTATTTAGTGCTAGTATAACTGTATCACTATTAACATTTGCTCTAATTTGTAATACAGCACTATAGTATTGCAGCGGATAAGGAGCATAATACTCTACTGTTCCGCCAGTAGTATAATTAGTATAGCCACTACTATTAATACTATTAACAGTTAATGTGCTGGCTGTAACATTATTAACAAAATGATAATCATCATCACCAGTACTATTAATTTCTTTCATACCACCAACATTGGTAATTCTAATACGCCATCCAGGTGGTATACTGTGTGCGGCACTAGTAGTAATTATACAAGGTCCGCTCTTACTTATAGACTGTACATTAGCATAATACTTGGTATCGGTTTCCCAGCGATATACTTGTTTAAAGGTAGTACCCTGATAAATTTTATAATTAACTTTTGCAGGAACCATACTAGACCTTTACCTTTCTAAGAGCTGCCAGTTTCTTAAAACTATTTAACTCCGTAGTAAGCGCAGCAATTTCTTCCTGCAACTTATTATTTTCAATGCTAAGTTTAGTTAGTTGACTGTTTAATTCAACTATATCTAATTGTAGCTTAGTTAATTCTTCAGTAAGCTTACTATTATGCTGGCCCATGCGCTCCAACTCTTCATGCATCATCTTGATTACACTTGTTTCTGCATCAGTACTACGCCAGTCTTTTAATAATTTTTGCACTCCTACTGATAGTGCAATTATAGCCATAGCTGCTACGCTAATTGTTTGTACCAGGCTGTGATTTTCTACGACTTCCATTGCAGCTCCTATTTGTTAGCAGTGATTAAGATACAAGTTTAGTTGTAGCTAGGCTGCCAACTGTGTTTTAGTGGCACTGCTTATTGTCAAGTAAAAATATTTAAACCTTTTTTGACTCTTGTATATTATAGCACAAGGGCAAGAGGTTGTCAACTATAAAAAATGCCCTGCTTAATCAATATTAAGCAGGGCATTACCGTGAACTTTTTCAGTTCTTTATAGACCCTTTTGCGGTATCCAAGTTGGTTTAGTCAGCTCAGTCGCCAGGTCATAGTAGTTTTGTTATGTAAAATTTTTTAATTATCTAATATAATTTATTTGTTTAGTTCCACGGTAGTGGTTTATTAACGGTTGGTGGTGTAATTTTATCTTGTATTCTTTGAGTTAATAATTCCTCTGTTCCAGTTTTACTTATTTTGTTCCATACCCAATCAAAAATTTCATTTTGTGTTAAGTTTTCATAGGCTACAAACACTTCACCTGGTGGATCAACTAGTGTAATACCTTCTATAGTTTCTGTAACACCATTGTTAGATGCTGTAAGCATCCAATTTACTAAAACTACAACATCTTGCAAATTATTGTAACTTGGTTTAACCTCTAATCTAATAATTGACCAATTCATTTTAACTCCAATATTTATACTTGTGTTTTTAGCAATTCAATTTCTAATTTGAGCTCTTGAATTGCTTTTACTAGTGGAACTATAAGTTTTGAATAACTAATACCTTGTAGAATTTTTTTACCGTCGATTATATCATAAATACATAATTCGTCATTTACCAACTCTACATCCTCAGCAATTAAACCATATTGTATATCTGTTTCTATATCACTAGTATATCTACCAAGCTTATCTTTCTTTTTAAAATTAAAAGTTATTGGCTGCAGATTATATATCCAATTAGTATTAGGTAATGGGCTAATGTTAGTCTTACTAGCACGTGTTGAACTTAAGTAACCAAGCATACCTGAACTATCTACATAAACATCGCGACCTGTTACTGTAGTATTATATACTTCTGGAACTTTAATACGACCTAAATAATCTATATTTACTCTTAGCGTTCCGCCAATGCCTGTACCTTGACCAATATGAATTCCGTCATTTACACCATCACTGATATTAGCACCTATATACCACTGTGTTGCAGCACCTGCTGATCTTAATAGTATTTGGGGTACATCTTTTTGAAATGTAAGGTTAGAAGTAAGTGTACCGGCACTAACCGTACCAGTTGCACCTGTAGGACCTGTAGGACCTGCTACTCCCTGTGTACCTTGAGTGCCCTGCGTACCTTGCGTACCTTGTGGACCTGTAGGACCTGCTACTCCTTGCGTACCTTGTGGACCTGTAGGACCTGCTACTCCTTGCGTACCTTGCGTACCTTGTGGGCCTGTTGGACCGGCTATGCCCTGCGGCCCTGTTGGACCTGTAGGTCCTTGTGGCCCGCTGGCTGTGCCCCAGGTACCATCACTTCGTAAAAATGAGCCAGTGCCGCCTGGTGGTGGAGGTATTAGGTACCCGCCCCAACCAAAGTTTCTAAAAGTGTAGTCGCCACCACTGGTAGTTCCTAGATCTGTTACTGCTGTGCTGCGTAATTGTAATGGTCTAACGGCATTACTGGTTATTACAAAGCCACCATTAGTTATCTCTCTGCCAACAATAGTTGCCATAGCACTATTGTCATAGTCTAAGATTTTCTTACTAACTCCAGCACTAATACCATAATAACCACCACTTGCAGCAGGATTTACAAGTTGTGGACTATCAGTCCAAGTACCGTTACCAATTAATACTTGTGTAGCTGTGCCACCACTAGGTAAACCAGAAACACTACTCCAAGTACCATCAGCACGTAAATATGTTGTAGTATTATTAGGTGGCGCACTAATAGTTACACTACCATATCTAAAAGTTCCGCTACGAATATTTAATGCATATCCGGCTGAATCACCAATTGAAACTTCTGTACCACCTTGAGCATTATAAAATCTACCGGCCGCACTATAACTAGATGAGTCAGAGTATCCTAAATATCCTTGTGCTAGGTATCCATAATTAACGGAACCATAGGCACCTTTTTTTACTGTTACGCCATAATTGGTAGTCCAACTGCCTAGTTCGCTAGTAATTGTTGAGTCTATAGTTCTAGCAAAATAAGCGGCGGATTCGCCTATTGTACCAGCAGGATTTGGAAGTACGGTTATAGCTCCATATACAACATTAAAAAGTCCTAATACTGGAGTAAGATTTAGTAATGGTGAAGCGCTTGTTCCAAGACCACCAAAATAACCTAGTAATTCATCGGAATTATTATAAATAGCTACTTTATTAGCATCAGTTTTATTTATTTCAATGCGCTGAGCACCACTTACACCTGTTACTAATTGACCACGTAAATATGCATTAGTAGCGTATAAGCTTCCTTCAGTTCTGTTTAAATAATATCCTGTATTGCTAGTAAATGTACCGCCACTAGGTGTGCCTCCAGTCCAGTTATCACTGCGTATATCTTGAAATACACTAGCAGCAATTGGTACACTCCATATTGTAGTATTTGCTGGTATGCTTTCTAAGGTAGTAGCATTAGGATTATATCTGCCAAAACTATACCAAACTACTTGACCAACTGTAGCACTAGGTGCTGTTAGACTATAATCTACAGGAGCGGTTGCACCACTAGTATTGCTGGGTGCTGTTGTTAGTAGTGCATCACTTTGACTACGTAATCTATAGGCTGTTATAGTACGTATACCCTCTAGTCCAGTTGTACCGGCACTGCCTGGATTACCTTGTGGGCCGGTTGGACCTGTGGCTCCTGGTAAACCATTGGTTCCATTAGTACCCGCCTTACTTTTACTAATAGAAAAGTCTTTTGTTAATGTAGGGTAACCTGTTCTAGTAGCAGTAATTGTGCTAATTGCACTATCTGTTCCACTAGCTAATGTGTTGACAGTAAGCGTTATATTACTAGTGCCTGTGCCAGTTAATGTGGTCGTTAAACCGGTCCCATCACTTTTAGTAATAGTCCATAAACTTGTTTCATTAGTAATGCCACGAAATATTGCAGCATATGTAACTGCACCAGTATAACTAGTTACACTACCACTACTATCTGCTGGTACTGTATGTGATTCATTAGTTAATAAAAATGTTAGTGCATCACTACCATTATCACCACGCCAAATAGTCACAGTATCACTAAGTGTTCCTAGCGTAGCAACTACTTTTACATATCTAACTGTAGTTGTGCCTAAGCTATTAAAGTTAGCTGCAGTAAGTGTTCTAATATCGCCGGTGCCAGTTAGTGTAATACTGCCTAAACTAGTATTACTACTATTATATGCAGTAGCTGTAAATGTTACTGCACCTGTTATATTTTGTTTATTTGCGGTAAACGTAATACTAGCGGGATAATTGGCTGTGGTAGCCAAATTATTATCAAAAATAAAAGCCCAATCAGTAGGGTCAAGTGTTAGTAGTGCTACTCCGCTTTCTGTAGTAGCACTTGATTGAGCTGATATAGTATAACTATCAGGATCTATTTTACTAATATAGGCGTACTTTACATAATAGGTTGTATTAGCTAATAAATCTGTTAGTGTTAGCTTGCTTTGAAAAGTAGCGTCATATTTTAGTGTACTAGCATCTGGTGTAAAACCACTAGTTGTACTAGCCCAAACTTTTAAGTTAACTAGGTCATCGCGCTGTACTAATTCCTCTACCTGAGTAGATAGAGGACTGTTAGTATCATCATCAATATATATCTTGCCTGTGGGTACAGTAAAATATAATTCTAAAGATTTTGGACCTGGTGTAATTGTTAATGCCATATACTTTCCTTACTGTAAGGTCTGAATCTTTATACTACCTACAGCACTAGTAGTACTATAAACATCAGTGTTATCTAGTGCTCTGCAAGCTATTCTATAATTAACTCCACTACTACTTATTCTGCCAGTATCTCTAGGCAAGTTTAGTAGATTAAATACTGCTTGTGTTCTACTTTGTATTTCTAGCATATTTGTACTATCCCAGCTAGTTGTCCAAAAATCTGCACTACCGCTACTAGTTGTTCTATATAGTCTAAATACATATGTTTTATGGTTTGCTGGTTCAGTACCAGTAATTATAGGTTTAACTATAATATTAGTACCTTGTAACGTAATAGCCACATCAGTAACAGCAAACGGATTATCACTTTTACCATCTACATAAAATATCTGTTCATCGCTCCAGGGACCAAACACACTAGCAGTACTATTAGAATACCTAGCACGAGTTTTATAAGTATAACCGGTTTTGAGTCCAACAACTGTTAAACTGCCAGTATCCTTATTAACCAAATATGTATTTTGTGGATCTAGGTCGTTGAATACACTGTTCGATTCAATTACTTGTAGCTGAACATGCGTTGTATTAGCTGTTAAATCCGTAGGATTACTAAAGCTAATAATGGTTGTATTAGCATAGTTGCCATTAGATATTTCTGTGCTGTAATAGGTGTTACTAGAAACATTTGTTACTTTGGGTGCTTTAATAATAGTATTTTTTACTATATCTGTATTTTGTAGCGTGATATTAGAATTAAAGTGTATATATTCGTTATCTAAGTCTTTAGTATAAATATCAGGACTATAATCAGCTAACACCAATCTGGCGCTTACGTTTGAAGTAGGTTCAACACTAAGTACTATAAGATCTTGGCTAACACTATTGTTTTCGCCAATCATTACTAGATTATCGGCTTCTACACCAGTAAAACTAGTTGTAGTAGTAACTGTAGTATAATAGTTACTAGTACCTACATTTTGAATAGCTCTAGTAACTGATCCAGAACCTTCAGTAGTTGTAAGTGCATTAGTTCTAATAGTTATACTATAAGATTTGGTACTATCCAACAGCACTGCTTCAGTAAGCGTTATAGTATTTCCACTAATACTTTTAATTCTAGCAGATCCAACGCCCCAGAGCGGAACGTCGTGTGTTACTTTTACTAAATCACCGCGTGTACATACTAGGTACTCAAAATCACTATTTAGTGAGTAAGTTTCGGGTCGCAGTTTTAATTGTGCTAGGTGCCAGCTTGCAAAATATCTAATTTGATCTGGATTAGTTACACCAGGTAGTGTTAGTTGTTCAAATATTTCCGCACCTTTAACAGCTCTGCCACTAGTACCTTGTGTAGTAAATGCTTGACCATTTCCACTGCCACTAGCTGCTGCTACAAAGGTATCGCCTACTACATAAACTACACCACTAGTACCTGCCGCAGTATTCCACTGCTGTTGCGTAGTAGTTCCCAGTTTAGTAATCTTATACGTTCTGCCGGTAACAAAACTGCCGCTAGTAACTATATAACCATCTGTTTCGCCGTAACCATAGTTGTAAACAATGATTTCGTCAGCTTGATAAGCTTTAGTTTCGTTTGCAAATGCTATTCTAAATGCATCTGGTATTCTAACTAATGTTTTTGTACTTTCGAATCCCCAGCTGTTATGTGGAGTAAAATGTTGAATAGTATGTGATCTAAGTCTATCTATTACAACACTCCACTTACCATTAACATAAGTAGGACTAGCCATACCTGCAGCACAAATATCGCGTAGCAATTCCATTAAATTTTGCGTACTAGATATAACGTTATTATAGGCTAATATAGGTTGGTTGTAGTTTACCTTGTACTCAGCAGCTGAATTAGCATTGCAAAAATTATACCAGCTGGCTATAGTAGGCCAATCTATTTCGCTGTCATTAACACTATAACTATTAGCAGTATGTTGTAGTACATGCACAAATAAACTTGCTGGATTATTTGTTGCACCATACGTATAAGTGCCGTTACTAGCAATATTTATTTTTGCTATAGTTTGTACCATAGCATTTACGCCTTGCAGCGTACCATTTACTTTATTAGTACTTTGTACCTTAATAGCAGTTCTAGCTAAATTACGCGGCTCTTCTGCAATTACTGTACCGCTATTATTTCGCAGTTTTCGTTTAGGCAGTGGTTTAAGTGGTGGATTATCTATACTGTCATATGCACTAACTACCTGCAGCGATACTCTAGAAGCTACACGCCAGTCTGCTATTTGTTCTGGGTCATCATTGGTAATACGTTTAACACGTACAGCATAAGTATTTCTAGGTATATTTTCTAGTTTATATACATAGTTAAATGCATCTTTGTAATTTCTGCTAATTGTAATTATTTTATAACCGCGTGTTGGTAGTACATTTTGTACACCATCATAAACAAATCTAATTACACAAGCTATACCTGCTGATGATTGTCCCGTATTTCCAACTGCTTGAGCGCTAGTAGCAGTAACTCTAATAGTATGCGTACCAGCACCTAAGTAGACTTCTTTGGTAGTAAAGCTTCTAAAGTTTTTGCTTACACTAACTACTGGTGTACTAGTACCAACTGTAACATTATCAATGTATACCTGGCCATAATCATCAGCTGAAAAATCTAATAGGTAGGTACCATCATATGGAGCAGTAAATGTTGTTTGTTGATCAAAGCTAACGCTAGTAGATATATCTGCAGTGCCCCAAACGCCGTATTGCTTTAAAAAATTATGCCAAATATCATCAGTTCTAGTAACGTTTGTTATGTTGGCAAAATTAGTTCTACTGTTAAATACAGTTAGTTGTGTTACAGCATTAGCACTGCTAAGTGTTGTGCTAGTTAAACTACCAGCGCTAACCGTAATATTAAATGCTGGTAAGAAAAGTGTTTCTGCACCACCACTACTATAGTCTTGCTTAGTAGATTGTGTTAGTGAAAAGTTAAGGCCGCTTTTGACCAGCGTGGTATAACCACTAGTATGATCTGTTTGATTAGATATGTTATTACCGCTGTCTAGTGTAAAGCTGTACAGTCGTAAATACCCGCTGGGAATTTGTGGTTCAAAAATAAAGTCACGCTGTGTGCCTAATAGTTGAGTATATGCAGTGCTATTTAAATAGGACTTATAAGCTGCACTAGGATTACTACTATTAGTATCGCTAGCAGCTCCGGCAAATATAGTTAAGCTGTCTGCATTTGGTCGCAAACAAGCAGTAAATCGTTGATAAATAGTAGCTGAAGTAGTTTCATTAATAACCCATAGTTGCGGTACATCTACCTGCTCAGTTTTACTGCTGCTTAAATTATAATAATCAATATTACTACTAGCGGTACTATCTAGGTTAGGATTAGTTTGTACTTGATTAGCAGGTACAATTTCAATTCCTAGGCTAACATTAAACTTGTCTGTTTTACCATCTTTGGTATAAATAGCCCGCAAACCTTCAGGAAAATTAAAGGCAACATCAATGCTAGTAGCTGGTTGTGTAAATGTTACTAGTGTCCAAGGATTTCCGTCATTGTTATTATTTACAAGTTCAACTGGACTAGCTGGTAGTTGTTGTACATCGCTAGGATAATAGCTGTTAAAGGTATCTGCTTGTGCTTGAGTTTCAGTAGTTAATCCACCTAGTGTATAAGCTACCTCTGTGTTATTATATAATAGTTTGTCACTATGTAATTCACTAAGCGGTGTAGCACCAACACTAATAGTATTTTCATCAACTTGCAGTGGGCCAAATCCCCAGATGATTAATAAGTGTAGTAGGTTGGTATTGGTTAGTGTTTCTATATATGGTGTTGCACCTAGTACACCAGTAACACGATTGCGTCCAAGTACTACTGGAATTGCACCAAATGGGTTGGCTTGATTTTGACTGCCAGTAAATAGGCTAGCACCAATTGTTTGTCCTGGATCTTTTACCTCAGGGGGTCTAATAGGAAATGCTGCGTTGATGAGTACAGTACCAGCAATTTGTATAATTGCGCTGCCAACTGCGGCAGTGCCGCCAACTGCAGCACCTACTTTTGCAGCTATTACTGGATCTTGAGAGATTACAAATACTGCAATCATTAATACTAGGCGTAATCCTTGACGTCCTTGAGCAACTACTCTATAGTTGATATTTTGTCCAGCATTAATAATTGTAGTATTCCACTGTTCTTGTGGTACTATTACACCGTCTATAGTTAACAGCAGCTTATTAGCTAGTCGTTTGCCTAGCTTATACTTATCAATAATATAGCTAGCGAATTCGCTGCATGTAGTACCTACACGCACACCTTCTAGTACAGTATTAGACCACTGCAGTGGATGCGGTTTGCCAGTAGCTATAATGCTAGTAGGTTTATATCTGTAAAATCCTAGTAGTCTGCGTTTCCAGCTAAAGTTATCTAGGCGTTCAATTACGCTATCTAAACCATCTCTGCTGTGTATAAATCGTTGATCGCCTATGTATATGCCAATATGAGCTGGTTCGCCTAGGATATTGAACAAACATAGGTCACCTGGATGTGGGTTAGCAACTGGCTCCCAACCATCCTTATAATAGTCAATAGCAGCTACAACCTTAGGGTCATAGCTGCCAGCGTATAATTCTGTATAGCTAGGCAATTCTATGCCTAGCTCGTGCTTGTAAAATAGTCTGGCTAATCCCCAGCAGTCTACACCTTGTGTGCTTCTACCATTTTCTTTATATGGTAAGCCAATATATTTATTATAATTCATTAGAACAATCCTGGAAAATATAATGGTGTAAAGTTAAAGTTAGGAAAAGGCTCACGACTAAAGCTAATCATTTCTAGTTGTAGTTGTATACTTTCAGCGTTATAAATGGCGTTGGTAATATAAAATTTAGGAAAACTAGCTTCTATGTAGTTAGGATCACTAGCTAGTATTAATTGTATATTTACTTCAGCTGGTTTTGTAAGGTGTTGTCTAATTAAATAGATTGCTTCTTGTGTAACATAATTAAATACAATTGAGCAATTTCCTACCCCAGTTTCTTGCTCTGTGGGTAGGGTAATTTGCATTGGTAAAAATACATATCTAAGGCTGTTACTTATAACGCCATAAATTACTTCACTATCAGTAGTATCGCCTGTAATAGTGTTTGTTGTAGCTGTAGCTCCAGTAAGTCGTTGAGTAAATCCATCTGCTAAACGTATAGGATTTGCTAGATCTTCTGGATCTGTAATAGTTACAAGCATAATTAATTGCTCGTCTGTTTCAGACGAAAACATAGCGCGTATAGCGTCTGCGGATAGTGTACTCAGTCTACTCATGGTAATACTTCAAATTGTAAGTTAGTTTGCCAGTATCCTGGCGCACGATATTGAAGCGTAAAAAATTGTCCATCGCCTTGCGGCACTAGCCTACACTCAACGCTAGCACCAGTTCTAGGATGTGTAAATGTAAATCGCTTTACGCCTAGCAGGTCGGTGTTTACAAAAGTTTCTAGTGTTTGTGTTTGGCTGGTAGTCATTATAAAACTTAAACTTAGCATACTAGGTCTACGGCCACGCAATCGCTGCTTGGCCGGACCTGCATCCATACTAGAACGAACAATATTTATGCCAATAGTTTCTTGAAAGTCTTTTTGAGGACTTTGTGGCAATGTTACTGGCCATACAGGAATAGGCATATTATCTCCTTGCTACCATTGGTCTAGCACCAAAATTATTTGTTAGTGACTGCTGTACAGCGCTGTTTGATCTAGACATTTCACCAGCTACCATTTCACCAACGATTACCTCAATGCGACGATTACCGCGACTGTCGGTAGTTTCACGAGTTTCTGCACTAGCATTGCTGTAGTTGTTTACAACAACTTCAACTTTACCTTGGCTAGTATTTTGCATAGGATACACAGTTGCTGGACCTGTTACGATTTCGGGTCCTGCTTCTCCTGCAATACCCCATTCTCCACTTGATAGTGATCCGCCTTTAGCAAATACACCACCAAATAGTCCTGGATTTAATAGTGCATCATATGCTGAGCCATAACCTCCTCCACCACCAAGTAAACTCTTAAATAAACCACCAAGCAAACTTCCACCAGCTTGTAATGCGGTTCTTTGCACTATACTAGCTAAGCCTTGGAAGCCGCCTTCGAAACCCTCAATCATGCTATCAGCAAGAGCTTGAGGATTTACAGTAAAACTACGTTTAAGATTTTCACTAACTCTTTCTATTGAAGGAGTTACTGCCTCCGCCCAGCGCTCGCCAAAAACTAAACTTTCGCGTGTTACTTTACTGCCTAATACCTCAAACTTTTTTTCTTCAAACGTTTTTTGTTCTGGTCTAACATCTGTATAAATAAACGGGCCTTCGGCTCCACTAACTATAAAAGGTATGCGATTAGCAGCTAATAGTTCACTAGTATTTGGTGTTGGTAAATCTGCCTCAAACTGCCTGCCAGTATAAAAATCTGGAGAATCTCTACTAACTATAGGCGCAGGTTTTCCTGGCTGTCTACCTAAGCCAGTATAGCTTGATATGCTTGGTCCGACTATTGAAACATATAGTGGATCGCCTTCAGTGCCCTTAGGCTGCAGCATAGTTTCTGGTGTTTGCTTGCCACTGGCTAGGCCAACACGACCTAGTACGGTTTTGGCTAGGCCCATTCCGCCGCCTAAACTACTAAGAGTTTGCTGCATAGCAGTTTTAACCTCAAATCGCAATAAGTCCTCTAAGAAACTATTTATTAGATTTTTAAAGTTAAGTTTGCCTGTTTTTGTAAACTCTACTACGGCATCAGTCATGCGATCAAAGCTACGAACAAATGCATCTGCATATGCCTCTTCGCGTAGTGTAAATTGATTTTGTGCTTCTAGTAGCTGTCGTTGGCCTTCGGCTGTTAGTTTATATTGTTTTTCTAGTGCGCTTAGTCGGTCTAGTTCTAGTGCATATGCTTCGCTTGCTCTTATTTGTTGTGGAGTAGCTGCTCCTGAGTCGTCCCCAATTCCGCCAGATTTTACAGCATCTCTAGCTGCTTGTGCTCTGCTTTCTTGTAATTGAAATAAATTATTTGCTAATTCTCGTTCTATTCTTTGTTCTTGTATACGTTTACGTTGATTTCTGATTTGGTCATCAGTTAATATTTTAAATCTATCTGCTTGACCTAATAGTTCTTCTTCTAATTTTAATCTATTATCTAGTCTTAGTGTTTCTAAATTTCTTAACTCGCGCTGTAAAGCTAGCTCTTTGTCTAATTTTTGATATTTTATATCTAAGATTGATAGGTAGTCTTGATTATTTTGATTTACTTGTCTTATGTTTTCAGACTGATCAAATAGTTCTAAATTAATCTGGCTTTCTAATCGAGCTCTACGTTCTAATTCATTGGCAGCTTCTTGTGCCAATGTCTTATTGGTATCACCTTTAGCAGTAGAAACTAGTTCTCTGCCAGTTCTAATGGCAATATCTACTTGTTTTTGGCCTTCTTCCACTAACTTTTTGCGCTGGATCTCTGCCAATTGTAACAACATGACGGACTTTGTTCCTATACCATACTCAGTATCGGTAACAACAGAATTAATACTATTTTCTAATCCTTTTATAAAAGTATTTAATACTTTTATTTTATCATCGGCTGCTAGTGCAATATCAGCAAGTGCAGTATTAAAATCTTCTATAGAACTTTTAATACCTTTTTGTTGTTGAGCTAGTGCTAGCTTTTGTCTGCGCTCTACTAACGCATAAAGTGCTGGATTATAAATAGCTGCTGATCTTAGTTCTGCTAATGTTCCGCCAGAAAATAGCTCTTCTGCTCTGCCAGCTTCACCAATTCTGCCTGCTAATTTTACTGCGCGCGGTATATTTTCTGCGGTTTTGGGTAGATTTTTTAGTTCTTCAATATCTGCTAGACGCTGAATTTGTATGCGTAGTAAATCTTGAGAAGCACTAAGCATTTCTTGGCTGTTTATCAATTTAAAGTCTAGATCAATTTGTTCTTTGGCTAACTTATTGCTTAGCTGAATGCCTGCTTCAGTACTAACTGGAAATTTACTTAATATGTATTTTTGCTGTTCTACAACTGCTTGTCTTAATTTTGTACTAAACGCATCTAAACTTCTAGCAATAGTGGCTCCAACACTCTTTTCTATTAGTAGCTGTGTTTCATTCGCTATTTGTTTAGTTTTTTCTTTTAAATCTTCGGCGGCTTTTTTGGCCTTATTCAGTGTGTCTTCAACTTCACTTACACTTTTTTGCAGTTTAGGGTCCACATAAACTAAACCAGTAAACGGGTCTATTATCTGTGAATCAATTATCATTTGATTTAGTCTAGCTACTTCTTTTTCTGCATCAGCAGCGATACTAGTTAGTTCTTTATATCTAGGCGCGGCATCTTTATAAGCATTTACTTGCTTGGCTATTTCCAGTGCTACACTAGGATCAAAAATTGTTAGATCTACTTTAGACAGTTTGTCTAATGCACCTAATTGAGCATTAAAGTCTACTTGTTTTAGTGCTTTAGATAGTGTGTCTGCAAGACTAATACTAGTTCTAAAAAATTGTGCTACGGGACTAGTATCCTTTAAACTATTATTAAAAGCTTGTTGAGCTTTTGTAGCAGCTTCAGTACTAGATTCTAAGTCTCTTAAATAAATAGTGCTTTCTTTAAATTTTTCGTTAACACCGGCCTGATCCACACCAAGCTGTTGTATAACTTTGCCATATGTTTCTGCATCTAAGCCTTTTAGTGCATTTGTAAATGTTTCTGTATTAACTAGTGCAGTATCGCCCAGCTTTAGTGTTTTAAAGAACTTTTGACTAAGCTCGTCTCGCATTGGGCCTTCAGGTACACTTTTTATAGCTGCTACTAAACTTTTACCAATGCTTTTTGAGGTTGATTCTTGCAAACTGTCAACAAATGGCGTTACATCTTTTATACGATCCCAAATAAAATCCCAATATCCTGCAGCTTCTTGTGCTTCTATGAATCCTTTAGTAACATTTTTTAGTGATTGTGTTAACTCGTCTAGACTATTACTAAAAGCTATTATAGCATCGCCACTAATACTGTCTTTATACTTATCAGCAGTATCTTTGGCTGTTTGGGTGGTATCATTGAGTATATCCAAGCTTTTATTTAGTGCTTGTGTTTGCTCGTTGTTTTTACTAAATATACTATCAAGCACCTGAAATACTGCAACTGCTGCACCAATTACAAAAAAGAATCTGCTAAATGCACTGGCAGCTATTTCTATACCACGAGTTACGGCGGCTAATGTACCTAGCGTAACTGTTTTAAACTTACCCATTTTGCTAAGATCTTTACTAGCTGCGGTTTCTTTGTATAGTTCCTGCACAGCTCCGCGTACGCCCATTGTATCAACATTTTCTGCTACACGACTACGTATTTCTAGCTCAGCATAACGTTGACGTGCAGCTCGGGTCAGCTGTTCACGTTGCCAAATAGCACTACCAAACTTAGCTTGCTTATCCATTTGATCGTTGGTTTTATCATAGGCAGCATTAAGTTGATTTCTAATATTTTTAATTTCACTATCAATTCGCAATACTTCTTTAGCAGCTGCAACTTGATCTTGTCTGTGCTTTACTGTACTAGTTTCATATTTATCAATATCTTTTGCTAGTTTTAATCGGTCTTTATCGCTTAATTCTTTAGCAGTAGTTACTTGTTTAAAGCTACTACTTTCTAGTGTACGCTTATCTGTTACAGATTTGGTAAGGCTTTGCTGTGCGGCTTTTAGCTGTTTTTCTAACTCAGGTATTCCAGCAGCTGCAGCTGTTTTACTATAGAATACCCCTTGAAACGCTTCATTAACATCGCCCATGCGATCTTTAGCAGCTTTTGCAGCGTCCTTTAATCCAGCTTGCCAGCTAGTTAATGCTGGTATAGCTTGCTTGGTAATCTTTATAGCGGCTAGTGCAATAGCTGCACCTATAAGCCCAGTATTGTCTGCTAATAATTTAGCTATAGGAGTAATAATACTATTAACTGTGCTTAGTATACTTTGTGCAACATCTTTTAATTGTGCTAGTAGTTTATCATATGGATTACCGGCTTGCGCTATTTCGCCAAATTTTTGACGTCCTTCTTCTAGTACAGCATTTGCAAAAGCTTGACGACGCTCAAAATCTGTTAGCTGGGCTTCAGTTTTACCTACTTTGCGAGCATACTCTTCTGCAGCTTTACCTGTTTTTGTAAACAATCCAAGTTCGTCTAATAATTCAGGTTCTAGCTTAGTAATACCGCGAGTAAGTCTGCTAACAGCATCGCTCATATCTAAGCCCAATGCCTGACTAGCACCTTTAGCTACTTTGCCTAATTCAATAAACTGTGAGCTAGATAATCCGCTGCTTACTGCTTTAGCAGTTGCTTGCATAGATTCGCGAAAACTAATAGCCCCGTCTGTTACGTCACTAAACTGTTTGGCTAAGCTGCCCATGGAAGTGCCGCTAGCAGCACTTAGTTGTTGCAAGCCCTTAACCATAATATCTGTTTGCATTGCTTCACGCAGTGCACTAAATGCAGCGGTAACAGCAAATATATTAGCAGCATAGGTAGCATATAATCTTACTAACCCACCAAGGCCACGAGCTTGGTCTGCAAAATCACGTGCGCTAGCACCGCCTACTCCAGCAGCACCACGTGCACGATTATACTCCTCAACCTCCCCACCTGCCACGCCACCATAACTTGCGCGCATAGCTCTACTGCCAGATTTAGTTCCGGTCATCAATCTTTGAGCTTTTTCTAGCTCGTTATTAAGCTGTTTGGCATCGTTAGTACGTTGTTTTATAGTACTAGACTGATCTTGAACGCTTAAGTCAATATTTATTTTATTACCTGCCATATTTACTCCAGGCTTAGTAAGATTTGCACAGATTTACACCAATTATAGCACAAGGGTAAATAAATGTCAATAGCAAAAATTTCTAGTAATAAAAAAGCCTACTAACTACTGCTAGCAGGCTTCTTTTGTTCTCTATATTTAGCTATTTGTTGGCTTCGTATGCTATCAATCGTTTTAATAAGCATAACTATTAATTTGTGATCACTAGGCTCTATTTCTGTATACTGCAATATTTCTGTTAGTCCAATATAGCTTTTGCCTAGGTACGATCCACTAAAACCTTCCCACTCATCACGCAGCATACGATAAACTAACATTGCTTGCTGCACTTCTAGTGGCATATCATCTAGTTCAACTGGAATTTCGCTTTCAACAGGCTCTGAACCCATCATAGAGCACATCTCAAGATACATTTCTTTTGTAACGCCACCAACCATTAAATTTTCAAAATAATTGGCTAGCTGAGATTCGACTACTTGGAGCTGTTCTTGGAAAAGTTTCCCAGGTCTGTAACCTGCTCACTAATAAAGCTATCAAAATTACCACTATTTTTCATTAAATATAGTGCGTTTTCACTAGTAAAGTTTAGCTCATCTTCTTGGTCAAGATGTGCAACTTCTACAGGTGCTAATTGTTCTAAGTATTTAATTTTTAAACCACGCCAGCCTTTTACAGCATTTTCTACATATAGTTGTAGGAAAAGATCGTCATTTAATTCTTCTTGAGGTTGACGATTTTTAAACGTAGTTTTTGTAGCTTTTTTGCGAATATTAATAAGTGTTTCACGACTTAAAAAAGCCACATCAATAATAAAACCTGGCATACCAGGATATTCTACCTCAACACTTTTAGAGGGTACTAATAAAGATTTTAAACTAAGATCTGCCATTTGTTTTTAAGGTTAGTGAGACCGGCATTATACCGGTCTCGGTTGATAAAACTTATGCGTAATATTTGACGTTAATTTCGTTAGCTTCTTCAAGATCAAAGTTGCGAACGCCACCAATTGTATCAGTACCTTGAGCCGTAAAGTTAATAGTTGTACTAATAACTTGCTCAGTAGCAACTGTTGGAATAGTAAGCACTACACCAGGCATTTCGATTTCTACACGATCATTAGCGGTAGAACCACCAATTACAAGTTTCATGTAAAATCTAGGATCTACTGTGGTACTGCTACCTGCTAGCAAATCTTGTAGCAATTGTATAGTTTGTTTACGTCCAGTGCTTGGGTCGCTAGTATTATTGGCACCAGTAGCACTACCACTACGTAGATATGCTGTAACACTACCACTAATTGCACGTGTACCAGCAAAATATGTAACTGGATTGTTAACAATACCCAGGTTAGCAGGTGTTAAGTAACTAACGTTGTTGCTAATTGTTAGGTTACCACCAGTAATGGGTAGGTTGTAATAGGTAGTTGTAGCAGGGGGTGTTCCTGGACTGCCCAGGCCTGCCTGTAGTGTAAAGGTGCTAAGCTTGTTGGCAATAAACGCAGCTGTAGTAATCTTTTGTGTAAATGTACTAGCATTAAATATGCCACTACCAGTAAATGTGCCACTACCAATTGCTGTTGGGCCGGTAACTGGTCTAATTGCTTTAGCTTGTCCTGCCCAAGCAATGCTGGCAATAGCGTCAATACCGAAATCAATAGTTGCTGTGTTTAACACACAATCATCAATTAAAAAGCATGCTGTGTCCATAATAACAATTAAACCAAAGCGTTGTAGCTGGTGCTTGTTACTATTTGTAGCTACTACAGTGGCAGGAGTTTCTGGAGTAACTGTACTATCACCGTTTGTCCAAGCTGGATTAGTTCCACCAATTGGATCAACAGCAAACATTGCGTTCCACAATACACTTTCTTCAGCTGTAAGAATAGTGTTGTCGTCATATGGACGAATGTAAGTAGTCATGTTAAAATCAACAGGATCTAGCTGTGTGTTGAAAGTACGCTGTCCACGTACAGGTACAGCACCTGTTTCATTTAGTGTAACTGTTTCCGACGTAGTATTTTGACTAAACCCAAAACCGTCTAATACTTGAATTTCACGGGTATTAGTATTACTAATTACAGCATTACCGCCAACTGCTAGAGCTCCACCAATAACTCCTAGAGCAGAACCTGTATCACCTACTGCAGTAGTAAAAAACACTCTACTATTACGAAGTAAATTAAAACTCATGTTTTTATCCCTTTTTATGGGTATTCAGCTAGCCTTGACTAGACGTTTATCTGTACCAGGCTTTATGAATACGGTTGCTTACATAATCTGGTATCTGACCTGTAAGTTAATCTCGCCAACTGCATAGGGAGCTAATAGGCCCTCGTCCGTAGTTATTGAGTCTATTAATATTTCTGTTGTTGTATAAGCATTTGTTGAATCATATACTAATTGACGATTTGCATCTATGCAAGTTTCTAGATCAGCTAATAGTTGCTCTAGTTGTTCTTGAGAACTATCCTCACTTTTACAGTAAACTTTTACACATACTCCAAGCATGCCCCAGGCAAAATCTGCAGGATGATATTCACGCAATTCAGTTCCTGGTGTTAAATATACTCCAGGAAAGTCATTAATCTCATCCCAGAATTTTAGTTTGGCAAAGCTTTGATTTTTTAAGTCTGTTATATAAGGAGCTGTACCGTCTATAATCTTAAATTTTTCAGCTAGGGCGCTTACTATTTGTGTTCGTTTTGTCATACTAATACGGCCCTTAACTTAGTTATTTTAGCTTGTGTGGCTAGTTGGCGTATACTTTTGCTTATTAGCAGTTTAGGGTCTCTGCTTCTAGGATACTGCTGCTTGCCGCCACCGCTAAAAGTTGCATATGGATTACGCATATAATTATAGTATGCGGTTATCATTCCCTCACGACTTTGAGTTAGTCTTTCTACTACTACACTTTCAGCAAATCTACCGCTACGTAAGTTTAGTACATCACGTCTACTGCCGTTACCCATGTTTTGTTTTACAGTTTTGATAAGGTGGGCTGATAATAACTCTTGTAAAGTTTTTAAAGAAGTTTCTTTAGCCGCAATTTTAGAGGCTACAACTCTAGTATTAGCAGACATTTTTGTCTTTTTTATAGCTTGCTTTAGCTTATCTGCTGCTTGCTTAAACTCTTTAACAGGTTGACTAATATCTAACACTTCTTTATGTTTTTGTTTAATAGGTCTTGGTTTTATTTTAACAGACTGTGTTTTAGTAGATTTGCCTGTTTTTATTACTTCACCTATTTGCTTAGCTATACCATCTTTAATAGTTATTGAGCCAGGCGTATTAATTAACTGCTCGCTTAAAAATTTTGCATTTTTAACAATTGGATCGTACAAACCTTGCTCACTTAGCGGAGATTTTAGTTCTTCTGCTTTAGCTAAAATTTCTTGAACTACAGGTTTTAAGGTTGCTATTAAGTTGCTGATTGCCGCTTCAGCGGCCGATTCCTCTCTAGCACTAGCTGCTTTAATTAAATTATTTAATTGACGCCCTGCTTGTTGTAATAAATCTCCAGCTTTTTTATTATCTTCTTGAAACTGTAACTCCGTAATTAAACTAGGATTATCACCAAGAACATTTTTTACTGCATCTATAAATACTTGGGATTCTGTAATTAAATTACTGGTTAAAAAATCCGCATCTAAAATAGCTTTTAGTACACTTTCTAGTGCATTTATAGCTGTTTGATCTTCGAGACCTGGCATAGAAATAGTAAAATCTCTATATGTAGCACTAACTTCTTGACTAAACTTGGCTTGTATACCAAGCGCAACTTTAGCTTTTAAAAAGAATATTCCAGCTAAGTGACCACTCTCAACATTATCTTTGAGTAATTGTAATGTTGCAGCAGGTAGTCCAGGTATTTTATCACTTATAAACTGTATAAAATAATCTCGTAATTTCTTTTCAGGTACTTTTTCTATTCTAAAATCTCCAGCACCATATTCTTTAACTGTTTCTGTTTGTTCTATATAACCTACAAATGTAGTAAAAAAATTATCGTTATTTAGTAGACTAGCAACTATTTCTTTAGTTTTTTCATCTTCTAGTTTATCTACTAATTTTCTATTTAGTGCTGTAATGCCTTCTAGCGTTAAACTAGAAGTATGGTAATCTTTACTTTGGAATCGCTTTCTAATATCCTTAGTATCTATTACTGCCTTAAACAATTCTTTTCTAGTTAATTTCTTAAAACTAGCTAGGTCTACTTTATTATTCTTATCACCATAAATGTCAATTATACGCGCTCGCAGTATTGGTGAAAACTGAGCTATACTCATTACGCATAATCCGCAATATACTGATCCAATACCCGCTTAATATGTGCTGGAAAATTTGTACTAGCAACATACTGTATTTGCGTTACGTTTGGAGTTACGTCACGATTTACATGCACAGCGCTGTTATTTTTTGTATAATATTCTAGCAGATCAAATGCAGCTAATTGTAAATCTTCTGGTACAGTATCATAACCACCATAATATACAATTTGATAACCACGTAAATACTCGCGAAAACCATATGAATTTAATGAAACTAATATATCACCGTCTAGTACATAATCGGTAAACTCTGTTAGGGCAGTATAAGTCTGACCATAGTCTGTGCTTATGCTAAAACTATCTATAGTTACTACAGGGGTTTCTTGTAATAGGATTTTATTGAATCCACCATTATAAACCTCTGTTTTTAAATCGTTATAATAATCAACAAAAGTTCTGCGACAATAGGTTTTAATAAGCTGGCTAATTTTTGGAATTAGCAGGTCAATTTCAGCGTCCCTATTATTAGTAGTAATACCAAGATATTTTTTATAATCTGTTCTAGTAATTAGGTCAGCCATAAATCCTCCTGTGTCTCTAAAACCTGCTAGATCAGGCTTTAGAGACAGGGCTCGTATGAACCCTGCCTAAGTTTAATTAAACGTAACGAACTGTTACAACACCACTACCTTCATTGCTTGTTAAGCGGCTCATAGCGATACGCATACTAGCAACGATAACACGACGCTGATTGATAACTTCGTCATCTGTGTCAATACGCATTGCACGATGATTACCAACAACAAAGTTGCGTGGGTTAACTATAACGGCTAGTGCATCGTTAGCAGCTGCACCTGTCATTTGTGCACTAACAACAACTGGAGTTTGGGCGATTAGTCCAACTTGACCAGTAATTAGTGTGTTACGTGACTCACTAATCTTGTCTGTGCTTTGGAAAGTAGCATCTTCTAGTAGATCATAATATGCTGCTTGGCTAACAAAGCAGATTAATTCGCTAGGCTCTAAGCCCCAAACACCTAATGCACGACGAGCAGCCTGGAATTTAGCAAATGTAAATCCTGTTGCTCCAGTACCACCAACTGCAACTGTTGGGCTGCTTGTAGCGCTACCATCATAAAATGCTAGACCATTGATACCAGCCGCATATGTTGTAGCACCAACGTCATTACCTAGGAGCATAGACTTGTCTAGTGTCTTAGCCATACGACGTGTGATTGCATCGCGGATGATAGGTACTAGGGCAATAAGACCATCTTCCTCTTCTTCAAAGGCGATGTACTCTTTGGTAGCTAGCTTAGCGCTGCTGATCTCAATGTCTTTGAGCGCATGTGTGCGAGCTGTACCACTGCTAGCTGCAGCACCAAAATCACTGTTTGCTACCCAGGTTGCATCTGCACCAGCATCTGGATTGATAGGCAGCTTCATGAAAGGCTGTGGCATGTTGATCTGACGGATTGTACCAGCAACAACTAGCTGACGACGAATCTCGTTTTCCATGTTGGTGCTAACTTCTAGTTCCCAAACTTGACCTGGTAGGCGAACTGCACCACCTGCTCCACCACCCGATCCAGCAGCACCAGCTGTACCGCCACTAGCGTACTTTTGTACTAGGCTCTTGGCATACTTGGTTTCTTCGATAGGCTTTTTAGTGATCTTGCTGATAAATACAGCTGCTTCTTTTTCTGCGTATGTAGCACCACCGTCGCTGCTCTTAACATCACTAAACTGCATACGGCTCTTTTGAATAGCTTCTAGCTCAGCAGCTTTTTCACGTAGTGCACTCTCTAGACCTTCTAGGGCGCTCTTGTGGCTGTCAGCTTGCTCGGCTAAGCGCTTTTCAACTTCAGCTAATAGCTTTTCTGCACCTGTGTCAACTGTTTGAACTGCGCTAACAGCAGCCTTAATTTTAGCTTGTAGCTGTGCTTCTTCATCAGCTTTACGCTGCGCTTCTTCAGCAGCTTTAGTTTGAGCCTCTACAACAGCACGTGCTGTTTCAGCAGCAGCCTTAGCAGCAGCGTCGGCCAATAATTTTTCTAACTCTTTTGGATCCATGTTCCATTCCTTTTTGGTTTCGCTATTTGCGTTTGTAGAGGACTCTAGCCCTTTAGCTGATTCGCTAACATCGGCAAATTGCTGTTTAAATAACTCGAACTCTTGGGCACTATCAAATGCCTTGGCTAAACTAAATAGTGTGTTTTGATTTGCAGGTACACTAACTACACTGATTTCGTGTAGTTCTAGATCTTTAATCATAAAGGTTTCACTGGCCTGCTCATACTCAGCATCTTTGACCCTAAACCCAATACTAAATGCGCTTAATATACCCTTTTTGATCAACTTGTAAATATCGCCAACTTCACTGGGAATCTGTGCTTTAATCCACAGTCCATGCTCATCAGCTTTATAATCAACCATTTTGCCAATTGGCATTGTGTGATTATGATATGCTAAGATGATTGGATTCTTCAGGTAGTTTACCATACCTGACTTCCAAACTCCTGCTGGCACTACATCGCCTTGACGATCCCGATCATTAGTAGAAGCATAACCTTCAATCATGATACTGTCATCGTCCTCGCCGGCAGCCTTGGCAGTAAACTTGCTGTCAAAATAGAGTACTTTGTTTTTTATATCCATCTTACTCCTCTTAGTTGCTAGGCCTACCACCCTCTGATGGATTGGCTGCTGAACCTGCAATGTTAGCAGGTATTCTTAGGGTATCATTTCCAGCTATGGTTGGATACCGTAATTCTATACGGGCTTCGTTAGGAGTTATAACGCCGCCATTAACTAGTGTGCTATGATAAGCTGCTACGTCTTTTAATTCTGGCTGTAGTGCACTAACATTATTGGTTACTTCTGCCACGTCATATCCAAAATATCTTTCCACTGCGGAAACATATAACCTAACGATTGGCAGTACAGTTTCCAGGTAAAATAGTTTAAGATTAGGGGCAATGTTAGCATTGTTACCACCCTGCAATAATATAGGCGGTACACCTATGGTTGTCATTACGCGCTCGCTGTGGCGTGCAATAGCTTTATCAAAGTCTAGGTCTTGAAAGTCATTGTCCTGCAATTTAACAGGCTTCAATCCACTATCTAGAATAATTGGGCGACGTCCACCACTGCGCGGATTATATCGCTGTGCCCAGTACTGATAGGTTTTTTCTTTAGCAGCTTGTGACAGTGTATTTTCTGTGGTTAGTGCCATGCCAAATATAGCACCATTTTTAAAGAAGTTTTGCTGAAACTCGTGCATGTTCCATAGTGTATCTATACTTTGACGCGCAGCCGATAACCTGCTCTGCCCGCGATAGATACTCTCCGAATTTACATCACGAAAGTAGAATACTTCACTCTCGCGGAACAAAATTTCGCCATTATACTTATAGCCACTAATAAACGTTTTGCTGTCAGTTAATATTTCCACATTTTCTGCTGGCAGGTGATACATAAATGTACCATCAAAATGCACAAAGGCATTGCCGTCTAATAAGAAATCTGTGAATAAACTGCGGCGAAACTCCTGTGCACTCTGATAGGGATTTGGTCTAAAGTTAAGTAGTGTGTTTAGGGTCTTTTGACGTAATCCAGCTATTACACCTTCATGTTGTTTGTCTTTTATATCGTAATCAAGGCTAGCGCAAGCGGCAACTACCTTGTTAACACTAGTGTTTACACAGTCTATATCACGAAAGTAGAATCTATAGCTTATAGGCTGTGTACTACCTACACTACTACCCTCCCCTTCACTAATGCGTATTTGAGCAGGATTTAGTTTTTCAACTACCCACTCACGTAATCTTTCTAGTACCATCTAAGTCCCCTGTGAACTGTGCAAAATAGGAGCCATAGCTACTACCACGAAAATCTTGCTGACCACTTAAATATTTATTACGCTGCAATTCTATCCATTGCTGTTGTTTAGGTACAGAGCTAGGTATTGGTGATTTACCATAAATTCCATGCAGTTGTACATGATGTTTGTTACACAAGGTAAAAACTAGATCATATATTTCCACACGGTGCTCTGCAATAAACTCATCACGAATTGCTAGAACTTTTTCATCAGTACTAATATCATAACCTTTTTTATTTACCCACGCTTCTAATAAATATGTAAGGCTGTGTAGATGATGTAATTCAAGTTCTTTTTGGCTTTCACAAATATAGCAGTGAGATTGCTTTTCATATGCGCTTTTAGCTTTGTCTCGTATATGCTTTATTGGTATACGTTTATTAGTATTTACTGCCATAAAATATTATTCCACGATTTTAGCTATTATAACTTAAAAGATACAAAAATGTCAAGTAGTAAATTTTACTTTGCTACTAATAAAATTTACTACTTGAAAATTTTTAATCATTCCTGTAAAATGGATTATATAAACTTTTTAGAGGACTAGTACAATGACAGTTGGCATTTATAAATTAAATTTTTGTGGAACTAATAAAGTATACATAGGGCAATCTATAGATATTGAGCGCAGATATATTAGCCATAAAACTTCGCTAAAAAATCAAAAAAGCAGAAAAAAATTACAGCAAGCTTACAATGAATTTGGTATGCCAAACTTAGAAATTTTGGTTGAATGTACTGTTGATGAATTAGATTCTATAGAAGAAGAAGCTATTGCAATATATGATTCTGTAAATAATGGGTTTAATGCTTTTAAAAGTTTTACAAATAGACAGGATTTATATGGTGAAAATGCCGGCAACGCAAAATATAGTAATGACTTAATTATAGAAGTTTTTCACTATCTTGTAGATAATAAATTAACTCATAGAGAAATTATAGAAATAACAGGTATTAGCCGCGGAGCATTAGCAGATGTTTCTAGTGGCGCATCACATAGTTGGTTAAAAAATTTGTATCCAGCAGAATATAAATTACTTTTAGAGTTAAAGGGTACTAAGAGAAAGGTTGCGAAAAATATTAAAACTACAGGTTATCCTCAAATAATAAGTCCTGATAATATTATTTATGACATTAAGCCCAGTCTTAGGGGTTTTTGTAGAGAGCATAATTTAAACCACGGCTCATTAGGCGAAGTATTGCGTGGACATAAAAAACAATACAAAGGCTGGAAAGTACCCTATACTACATAACTGTATAGTGCATAACGAACAGCATCAGCCATGTGACTGTACTCGTTGTGTTTAGGACGTTCACGCGCTAAATTTTCGCGGTTATCCCACTGATAAGCATCTAGCATAGCTATAACGTGGTGACAATTTCTGTGTACCCTAAATCTGCCTTGCTGGACTAGTGTTTGCACGTATGCAATGCCTGCAAGTACGTCTTTTTTAGCTTTAGTAGTAGCAATATCGTAGTTGTAAGCTAGGTCAGCAGCAAATTGTGCTGCTGCACTATCAATAAATACAGTTTGTATACTCCAACTATCTATCATTCTATGAAAATGTTCGGCATGTTCTCTAGTAGTACGCTCTGGCTCCAAATAATCTTCTACAGCATAAAAACAGTCGGTATTATAGTCGTATATTATGTTAACCCAGGCAGTGGCATCCTTGTATCCTACATCTACACCAGCAATAGCTTCACCGCGCAGGTCTGGTAGTTGGTCTAGGATATACTCAGGCTTAAACCCTTCATAAATTTGGCCTAAGTAACTAGTAAAACTTGCCATATATTCCTGCTCAAACTCCGACTTCGACATGGATCTACGTGCTTCATCAACATCCGACTGTGCCATGCGGCTATTCTCCGAATAATCTGCCTGCAAACTAACCCACTCTGGAAAGTTAGGGTCAAATCCACGCGACCAGAACTTTGAAAACCAGTTGTTTTTACCACGTGGTGTGCTAATAAATATGGCTTTTGCCGATGGTTTGTCTAGTGTAGGGCGTAAGGCAATGTTAAATGCGTCCTCGCCATGCTCACTAAGTGCAGCCTCGTCGAATATTATAAGGTCATAACTACGACCAACTGTTGAATCCACTGTGCTAATAGATCCCATTCTGATAGTTGATCCATTGCTGAGCTCAATAATCTTGTCCTTGAGGTTATCACGGGTTACTTCCAGGTCAAAATGCTTGATTAACCTACGCTGCAGCTCAAAACTGATTGCACTCAAATTATAGTTAGGGCTAATGATAAGTACATTACTGTTGGGTACTAGTGTAACCAGCTGACCTATAACATTGGCTATGTATGTTTTGCCCAATCGTCTGGCAAGTGCAGCACAGATAAACCTATACTGTGGATCATTAACACTATTGATTAGTGCGATTTGGGGCCTGTTGATGGTATCGTATAGATTTAAGAGTCGTAAGTAGTTGTCGATAGGCAGTTTGATAAATCGCTTGGTAGGATCAAACTCCTTAATGTACTCTGTTTCTACGTTATTTCTGCTTACTACGAGCATGGATGAGTTCCGCTAGTGCTATTGTTATTAAGATGCTAAGGCCGATACAGTTTAGGGTGAACCATAGGGCACTCATATGCCGTCTCCACTCACAAGTTTATGTATAAGCTGCGAATACTTGCTGCCATCATCATTGATTTGCACGTTCACCTGCTTTTGTGGGCCTGGAGCTTGTGTGCGCAGCTTTTCCAGCTGCAATTGCTTGTCTAGGAGATCCATTGACATTTTATGCGACAGGTGTAATAAGTCTGCAATATCTTTGCTAGATCCAACACCAGCTTCCTCCAACTCAGAAAACTTTTGCTTGATTAGTGCATCCATTGCCTGACGCATTAAAAATCGGTTGTTGTAGCCCATGTCAAAGAATACTTGGTCAATATACTGCTTGACCTCGCGGCGACCTAAGATTTGTGTGACTTGGTCTGGATGTAGGCTTAGTTCATGGGCTACCCTTTTAGCATCATTAAGCTGAAGATAGCAGTTGGCTACTTCCAGTGCTTCTGGTGAGATTTGTAGGGTTTCGGCTGGTAGGTGTGTAGTCATTGGTTTCTCCAGTTTATTGGAGTATATCATGGGTGGTAGTTGTTAGGCAAGTTGAAAATTTTTTGGGCAGTGGGCTGTTGTGGCTGTTGTGGCTGTTGTGGCTGTTGTGGCTGTTGGTACGGTTTAGGGTCGGATTTGGCACCTTGGTCTTTTCGAAAAATTTTTAATGATAGGCCGTAAGCGAGGGCCCCACCGCTATAAGTTATATAAAGTCTAACAACCGCCCCTGGTCGGTATAAGTTCTATAACTTAGCACAAAACTTGTAGTAAAGTTTATAACTGTGTTAAGCCGACCAATGGTAGTTACTGGCCGACGAGCGGTAAGATTTTTTACTTGACTTAGCACTACAACTAGCCTATACTAGAGTTTCTTTCAACACAACAGGAGTAGCTGAAATGGCAACAGCCAAAGCCCCTAATTATAGCCCTGAGCAAACTGCTCAGATTGTGGCCGACTATCAGGCCGGTGTTAGCGTTGAGCAAATTGCACAAGCAATGGGCAAGACTGTTCGCTCAATTGTAGCAAAGCTCAGCCGTGAAAAGGTTTACGTCGCTAAAGAATATAGAACCAAGAACGGCGAAAGCCCCATCAAAAAAGACGTTCACGCTGATTTTATCGGCGCAGCTCTCAAGCTCTCAGAGAACGATATAGAATCGTTAACGAAAGCTAACAAGAGCGCACTGCGTGCAATCAGCGATTTTATCAGGCAATCTGCCGACTAGCAAGGGGTAGGGGCGCAAGCCCCTACTATAACGATATGAATTATAGAAACATTATTATGATGATGCTGTGGTTGTACGTTATGGGCATGCTATGGTTTTTAGCACGATACAGTTTCACGTGAAACACTGCTCTAGGTTATAGAACTTAGAGCGCTGACGCGCCAAATTATAGCATATAATTTGCAGCCGTGTCAAGCCCCAGGGCCGCCGTTCATCGGGTAGGGTCGACCACTGGTCGGCTGATGTGTGGCAGGCTGTAAGGTATGGATGGTAGGCAATTGTCGCTTGGACGACATTTGACCTCAAAAATTCAGGTATACTTGTTTCTGTTGTAGGGCATGACTCTAGGCGGCTAGTAACCCCGCCTACCCTCGGATAGGGCCGATAGGGCAAGGGCAGACAAGTTAAACCTTACAACATTCTAGACTTTATAAGGATATAGGTTATGAAAAGGATAGCAATCTATGACATGGATGGCACAATCGTTTGCAGTATGCACAGGTATCGTACCATTGTTGATAACGGTATTGAGCGCATTGACCTCGACTACTGGCGTGCTAATGAATATCGCGCACTGGAGGATTCACTGTTACCACTTGCAGAACAATATAAAAACGATCTCGATGATCCCTACTGTATTGTTGTTATTGCTACTGCCCGCATTTTGCGGAACCCTGATCGTGCATTTATTTATAGCAGACTAGGTACACCTGACCATATAGTTAGCCGTAATGAAAATGATAACCGTTCTGGTGCTACTCTCAAGATTGAAGGACTAAAACGGATTTTCAAATTGTATAGCAATTTAGGTTATCATTTTAATGACGCTGTATTTTATGAGGATAATGTAGCATATCTTAAAGCGGTTTGTGATTACTTTAACATTAGGGGCGTTTATGTTCCAAGCAAACAAGGACATTGATATGAAAAATGTAAAGGCTATAGAACTTTGGGCAATGCAGGACAAATTTTGCGATCTGTATTTTGATATATACGGCTATCGTCCAGATTTTGGAACGGTTAGCGATTGGAACGATATAGGTTGGGTTATTAGAATGTACGATAGCCTTTATAAAGAATATAACAGTTTACCTGAGGAATTAGTATGAGCGAGCAATATTGGAAAGACCTAGCCAATCGTTCTACGTTTTGGCACAAACTTGCTAGTCGCATGTTGTTAGAAAATGCAGAACGATATTTACAATATTCTAGAAACGATATTAGTCGCGGCCACTTGGTAGGCGCTGAATTGTACCAAAAAATGGCACAGCGTAATCTTGCAATTTGGGATAGTTTGCACAAAGTTTAGGTTTCACGTGGAACACTGTTCCACGTTATGGCTATAAATTATAAAATTTATAGCCATGGCGCCAAAAATTATACCATAATTTTTGCAGGCGTGTCAAGGCCCGGGCCGACCGTTCGTCGGCTCCTGGCGACCGCTGGTCGGTCGGATGTGCGGCGGCCCACAGCCGATGGGCGGCAGCCAAAACTGGCACTTGCGCGGATTTTGTGGTATACTAGGGGTTCTGTCACATTTACTAGGTTATAAATTATGAAACGACAATACTTCGCTGTTCTAGATACTGAAACGACTATCAACGATACCGTTATGGATTTTGCCATTGTGGTTTGTGACCGTCACGGCAAGATTTACAATAGTTGTAGCGTTCTAGTTCGTGAGTTCTATGACCCTGCAACCTTATTCCATGACAAAAACAATAACGGTTTCTGGGCCTCTGCTAACCTTGAGCGTCGTCGTGCTAATTATCAGAACATGCTAGATTCTGGTACACGTATGCTTGCGTCGGTAACCGCTATAAATAATTGGATTAATAAATGTATCGGTACTTATGACCCTATTCTAACCGCATACAATCTCGCCTTCGACGCTAGCAAATGTGCTAACTCTGGTATCGTTCTAGATTCTTTCACTAGCCGCTTTTGCCTTTGGCAAGCCGCTGTAGGTAACATCTGCCGTTCCAAAAAGTATAAGCGTTTTGTGCTCGACAATCATCGTTTTAATAATGCGACCGATAAAGGTAATATGACGTTCAAGACTGATGCCGAGACTGTTGCAGGTTTTGTAACTGGTAATCTTACTACTGAACCCCACACTGCCCTTGAGGATGCCCGCGATTTTGAGATTCCAATCCTACAAAAAATTGTACGTTCTAAAGGTTGGCGCGATAAGATCGAGCCCTATGATTGGAAAAAATTTCAGGTCAAGGATCATTACAATGTTTGATACATTCGGCGTTCTAGGTTCTATACTGCTTGGGGCTTCGGCCCTGCCCCAAGCCATTGAATCCTATCGTTCTAAAAACTCAGACGGGCTTACACTAGGTTTTATAACAATGTGGTGGACTGGTATGGTTTCCATGACAGTCTATATCGTGCCCAAAGGCGATATGATTCTTATAGCAAACTATATCGTCAATCTATTTCTTGTAACAATTATTGCGAGGTATAAATTATGGCCGATTCGTTGATAAAAGTTGTAACAGCCGCTGTTACCCTACACTGGACTGCTATGCAAGAATTGTGGCCAGAACTAAAAACGCATAGCGTTCCAAAAGTTAGAATTAGCAATCGCATGTATCGCACTGCGGGCCTCGCACACTGCGAGGTGCATGAGGTAGAATTTGCTAGCAAGTTTTTTAACCGTTATAAAGCCGAGATGCTTTGCGTTATTGTACCGCATGAGCTAATCCATGTTGCAGATTATATAATTAATGGCGAAGACCCCACAGACTTTTGGCATGGCCCTGATTGGCGGCGCATGATGCTAGAGTATGGCTTGCCACCAAGCGCAACCCATGAATATTATATAAATAAAAACGAACCAATTGTGAGGACGTTATAAAAAATATAGCGGCACAAGCCGCTATATTTTTTATTATATCGCTCTAAGTTATAGAATTTAGAGCGATGGCGCCAAAATTATGATATAATTATATCATAATTTTTGCCTGCGTGTCAAGCCCTGCGGGGTGCCGTTCGTCGGATGCAGTCTGCCGCTGGTCGGGTGGGGTTGCCGCTGATCCACCTGATGAATGGTAGGCCAATTGTCGCTAGGGCGACAATCTGCCAGGCAGATAGGTGTATAATGGGTTCTGTTGCAGGGGACATGGGGTCGAAACTGCAACAGTTCTAGGAGCTATAGCAATGGCAGAAAAAGCCGTTAACTATACCGCCGAGCAAACCGCTAAAATTATAGCGGACTATCAGGCGGGCGTCAAGGTCGAAGATATTGCTTCGGCTATGGGTAAAACCGTTCGTTCGATTGTAGCGAAACTTTCGCGCGAGAAAGTTTATGTTGCAAAACAGTACGTTACAAAAACTGGCGAAAAGCCCGTTAAAAAAGATGTAACGGCCGATGCAATCGGCGCGATTCTTCGCCTATCGGAAAACGATATAGAATCGCTAACTAAGGCTAACAAGTCGGCTCTTAAAGCGATTTTCGATGCTTTAGCTAACAGCAAACCGCTGTAAAAACTGGAACGGGCCAAAACCCGTTCCGTTCTAAACTCTAAAAGGAACTACTGTTATGGAAAAAATGACCAAAAACCAAAAAATCATTCGTAAGGACTTGCTTGCCTACGTTCTAGAATCTGGCGGAATTGTCCACACTCGCGCACCTATGGGTGATGAAAACGGATTCGCTCTTGTGGCCATGCCTTGTGCGCACAATGCGCGTCATGCTAAATTTTATGACGTTAGCTTTGCTTGGTGCGCTGATAATGACAAGTTTGATCGCAAGATTGGCGAGTTCTTAGCCCTAGAGCGTTATATGAATTGCGAAACTACCAAGCTTCCAGGTTATATAATTGATAACATGCTGGAAATGGATTTGGTAGACTAGGATTCTAAAAACCATAACGGCCCCGAGCGGGCCGTTATTTTTCACATAACGGTTATAAAATATAGAATTTGCACCGCTATATTTTTTATAGCGGTGGCGCCAATTATACTAGTATAATTGCGCGGGTGTCAAGCGTTTTTCCTGCCGTTCATCAGCCGCTAACTGCCACTGGTCGGGTCGATTGGCCAGGTTATGATTTATATAATTTATAACGATATGGCGCCAAATTTTACCATAAAATTTGCGTGGGTGTCAAGCGAAAATGCCACCGTTTGTCGACCCTAAGCCGCCGCTGGTCGGTTAGTTTCTATAACGTACCAATTTCTGTAACCATGCTAAATTATATAAACCATAACGGTTTAGGGTCCATAACATTATACGTTCTAGAACTTAGCACACCACCAGTGGTGCTGCGCCAGTGCAAAAACTCAAGTGCTAAACTTTGAGCTTGCGCCAGTGCCAAAACTCCACAAGTGCAAAATCTTGGGGGTCTGCGCCAACATTATAGTGCAAATCCCTGACCCAAGTCAAGTAAATAATTCTGACCCTAAACCGCAGAAACCCACTATGTCACACAATAAAAAAGCCCTGCACAAGGCAGGGCTTATTGGCTAGAATTTAGCTGGATTATCGACGATTATTGCGGTTTAGGGTCAGATAAGCGGTTTTCAAGCAATTTAAGTACGTTTTTGTTGACTTTTTCCAAACTCTCCAGCTGATCGCTTGGCACCTCCAACAATTCGGCCAATCGTTCGATCATCTCGTACTTCTTGATGGGCACCTCACCACGTTTGTTGACATACGTCTTTTTTTGGTAGACACCCAAACTGCTCAGCTTGGCAATTATGCTACGGTCAGCGACGCCAAGACCTTCTGCTATTTGTTTAGCGGTTTGACCACTTTTATACTGCTCCACAATCTTGTCAGTTAGTTCCTTGTTGTATTTCATAATTTTGACCCTAAATCGTTATATTATTAAAATTGTTAGTAACTAAACTATCAACTATAATTAGTCCCATGGCAATATCTCGCGTGTTAGCACCTTGGTCGATTCCTTGGATACACTAACAATGCCGCTTGTATCATCTATTAATGGTTTAGGCATTGCATCCCAATTATTAGGGTCTAAGATCATGTCACTGTTACGATGCTTGGGATGTGCTAGCCAAATTTGACAAACCATAGTTTGCACAAGTTTAGGGTAGTTGCCTAATTCAGTGTCCTTGATACCTGTTAGTGACCAAGTACTCTCTGGATTTTTAAGCTCACCAGTTTTTGATCCGCTTTTTGTAATTAACCCTTGAGTGCGTATAGCTAGTAGTCTGTTTTGGCTAAGGTCTATAGGCTCTATATTTACTAGTGATTCATATAAATCAGGTTCCAGCAACCACTCTAAGCCCTCGATTTCACGAAATTGTTCATAGCTATAACCTTGATAGCGCTTAAATCCTAACATAAGGAGTGGAGTTAGCTGCCCATACTGTGGCAGTTTAGTTTGTGTTCTAATGAGCAAGCTACGCTTTACACGACTAATCCTATAAATGGCACGAGCCCAATTATTGGTGCAATTTTTGGCTACAGTAGTTTTACCGTCATTGTAGAGTTGCCAGCTGCCAAACCAATTTACCAGCTGTGGTAGTAGCCAGCTAGCATGGTTGCAAAGATTGTTGTCTTTTACCCAGGTTTCAATTGATTCAGTAGCTTGATTGGCTAGGTGATCCAGTTCTAAGGTTTTTATATCTTGCTGTCTAATATACATTTTAGCTTGTTTGGTTAGTTGTGGTTTTGCTAGGGCTGGAGCACTTTTGGGGGGTGGGAAAATTTGCTTTAATTTTTATATTTGCTCTTTTTAAGGTTCGAGATTTGACCCTAAATCTCTAGAATTAGCTAGCCTTGTACCGGTTGCGAGCTACCTAGCACAAAGCCCCCTGGATCCCCCCTTGCCAGGACACCCCCCAGAGTTTTGTACTAGTTGCACTGTACAGCTGCTAATTCTAAATTTTTTCAATTTATAATAAATTATATCACATTTGCATAAGCAAAAACAAGTGAATTTTTTAGTGAGGGTTGTTGAGGTTTAGGGTCAGAGGAAGCGGTTAGTTTCAATTGTGTAGACTAATAGTTGGTAGAATTCTGGTGTGCTCAGCTCACTCTTGTAAAGCCTTAGCCCCCACTGCGTTAGTGCTGCTGCAATGGCTAGGGTATCGTCGTTGTAGTGTATCCTTAGCTTGTCGATGAATTCTTGGACATCGTCGTTAAGGTCTTTTAGTTGCTGGTTGGTTAATTCTTGAGACATGTTTTATAGCCTTTTAGATAAACAAAAGCCCGCACAAGGCGGGCTTTTGAACTGCGCTGTTTTTGGTTTAATGGGGTGGATTACTTTTATGTAGTGCTACTACGACCACCATTCATCTTTGTCTACACTCTAGACGATTGCGAGTCGTCGTAAGTCGGTGTAGTTGATGCCACGAACATTTGCTGTTCTTAGTTGCTTTAGGTCTTGGGTTCCAGCCAAGATGGGCAACTAGCGCGTCTAGGATTTGCACCTAGATTACCCTGCGTTGAGGGCTATTAACAATTATAAGAACGCGACTAACCAGGCACTGTGGTTATAGCCTTGCCATTTATTGTTGGCGCATTGGCCCCTTAGGGCACAAGCAGTTTTAGGTTACTGCTAAACCCCGACCCTAAACTGGATCGGTTTCAAACCTTAGCAACGCACTGTTTTTAGTTGCTGGCAGCTAGCTATAGGCTAATGTTCACTCTGCACTGTGTTTGAATTGTTGGCCAGGCTAGAGGGCTTATTTCTAGCACACCTTTGCTCTGAGCACGTTTGAGCTACTGGCATGTAGTGGGTGGCCGCCATGCTTTCGCAGAATCGGCTCCACTGGTTTCTAACTCTCGTGTTAGATAACGCATAACTACGTATATGCTACGGTAACAGGTCTTTTGGTTAACCCCTATAACTATTGACAAACTAGGGGGCTGGTTCCTTTAGGGTGGTTGCAGCTTCCACCATGTGCGTCCGTTCCGCAGCAGGTTAGCTACGCAAGCACGTTGGCCACAGATTTCAACACATTTGTATAACCACCAGTTGCATGGGATCAAGCCGGTGATTATACAAATAGGTTGGTTGGTCAATGTTGTTTTTACCTGGCACTCTGCATATAGCCCTTGGTTGATCTCCTTGGATTGCCCGGCCTTCTCGCCCGACTATACTTTTAGGATTTGCACCTTTCAGGAGCGGATATTTTTAGTATCCACATTTAACAACGACCATCTGCCATTCGTGGGGTCTGTGTTAAGGGTGTTTTCAACACAGATTAAGAACTTATCCAACAGATTAATGTTGGCCCTGGTTCGCCCTAAACTTGTCACTCAATAATAATATTATACACTGTGGGAACATAAACTTCAAGTGAATATTTTTACTGCTTTAGTGTTTGTGTTTCGATGAAGTTGTAGAAGTTAATGGTACTGTCCACACTATTAGCCCAACGATCAAATTCATCGAGAGGGCAGCTAATGTCTACAAAGAAATCAGGGTATGCCCAGTAACGAAAGCGATACAGTCTGTTACCACGCTTAGCCATTGCACCTATCTTAAAGAAGTCACGATCAACCTTAAAACCCTTACGCTTTAACATGGTCTTAAATTGGCTAGCACTCATGCCAGCAAGCTGATCTCGGCTAGGCTTCTTTGCAGTATACTTGAATCGCATAGGTGCTCCTTGTAATTTGCTATTTGTCTAGGGTTAGAGGGAGTACCGCTGCTAAGTCATAGCTTAGCCCGAATATTAGTTGGTTGTACTCTCTGGCGATTGTTCTCTAACCGATAAATAATATTATACAGACTTCTGACCAACAAATCAAGTGAATATTTCTAGTCTTTATAATTTACCAAAACTCGTAAACAGTCCCACTGGCCATATGTGAACTGCAGGGTACGGTTGTTGATGGTAACATCAAACCCTTCACCATTACTCCACTCACATACCTCCATAAAATCACCATCACTAGCGTGAAGGCAATATGCACTAAGTTCGGCAAATTTAGCCTTACGTGTATACACTTCAATAGTCATTGTCGCTCCTCACATTATATAAATATTATACACTGGTTAGGCCGGCACTTCAAGAGAATATTTTCCGTTTAGCCGAATAACATGGCTAATACGAGTGAGAGTAACAGTAACACAAAAATTATAGTGCGCTTGTAGCCGTGGTTGTCATGATCCATGTTTTACTCTATGTATTTTAGTTGCCAATTATTGCAAGTACCACGAATACCATCGTTATACTCTACTAGTACATTGCCCCAAAAACTCTCAGGCCCGTCATAGCTTAGGTGCTGTTTGATAACAGTAGCCTGCATTTGATTTGGCAGTACTAGTACTTTAGTGCCAGCGGTAAATTTAGCTGTTTGACCACTACTATCTATCTTGCATGTACAAGTATTAAACTCCTCACACTCATCGTCTATTTCTAGGAAGTCCCAGTCTGGGCATAAGTGTTTATACAGTGCCAAGGATGCGCTCCTTGATAAGCTGTTCAGCTGCAAGCAGTGCACTGTTCCAACTGTGGGTGCACAGTGGATTGCCGTCGGCGCCAACGCCCGAATATCCGCGTAAGTCTTGTAATGCCTCTAGCGCTACTTCAACTAGGGCATTATTATAGTTGACCCATTCATATTCATAGAACTGATAAACACCTAGGTTTGCCTTGTGTGTAGCACCGTGCTCTTTGGCAAGTTTAACAATCTGGGTCATAACTCATCCACTCATCGTACTCACTAGGCTCGTACACACTACTATCAATATCGCTGGTAAAGTCTATGGCATCGCCAAACTCGTCGTAGACGTGACAATCGTATTGTGTTGGGTCTGCATCTGCATGCCACCTGCTAAACTTTAGTCTAGCTTCGTAAAGATAGTCAACCTCAAACTCATCAACAACGGCACTAGTTAAGCTGTTAACAACTTTACATGTATACATTTGTTCTCCAGACAAAAACGGCAGCCAAGTGGCTGCCAAAGAAAAATCATATTCAAACACACTTGACGAGGCGACCAGTGTGCTTGAATATGATACCAGTCCCTAAACTGGATCATATTGTCTTGTTACTATTGGACGACAGTCCGCAGGTCTCAAATAACCTTATGCGTAGTCCACCATCACTCACATATTTTAGTTGACGGGACTCTCACCCGCCTCGACATTGGCCGCTAGCCACTAGGGAATGTGACAGCAAGCTTATCGGGCCTTATTATCCTTACCCTAAACCGCGGCAGGTGCGGCAATTGAAGGCCACAGCGTCAACCTTGTGGGTTTAGGGTTTCATCATATCGCAATGAATCATCAGAGGATTTGGCTAGCCACCACTTCCACATGGCCCTAGCTTGAGCTGTTACTCTGTCCATACCTTAGTCGGAGTAAGGTAGACTCCGTTACCGTTTTACCCTAAACCTGGATGTCTGCCCAGTGGGAGGTTTGGCAACTAACCTAAAGCCCCTAACGCTGGCTATATCGCGCTTAGTTGTTGGAAGCAACTAAGATTTTTTATCGTTGATTTCTCCTGTAGATTATTAGCCATTAGGATACTGCCAAGTACAGTCAGTGGTCGCTACAATGCACATTTTGTATAAGATAAAATATTTACTAAGCGTGGCAAAATGTCATTTAAAGCTGTGGGCCTTGTCAGGCTTTACTTTCCTCACTGACTATAATAATATTATAGCAAGGTTTGGGCTACAAGTTCAAGATAAAATTTTTAATCTTGAACTACTAGGTGCTTATATGTATTTTCACTTGATCTAAACAAGTAGTCGCGTACAATCTCCTGCCGCATTAGTTCACAAGTCCAGATTACAAGTTCACGGCTATAGTGTTCAAACTCACTAGTATAATCACAGCTCCAGTCAATATGTCCAGGCCCAGGGCCGTGTGGTTCACTATTCCAAAATACAAAGCCACATTCCCTAGCCAGTGCCTTAAATCTTGGCGACAATTTTGTGGGTGTTTGTGGTTGTTGATTTGGTTTAAGAGCACTGTTAATTGCGTCAATAATCTCTTGATCCACTACGCATCTCCACTAAAAAGATCGCCTTGTTTATTAATTTCATCCCACAGAATACGCTCTACCATTTTGTTAAAGGTAACGTCTAGATCGTGTGCAAGTTTTGCTATTTGTAAAAATTCTTCGTCAGTTAACTCAACCTCGATAGTTTCATACTTCTGTTCCATGACTGATTCCAAAGTGTTGTTTAATCTTATTGGTCATTGCCACTTTATTAGGTGACTTATTAGCTTCTATAATTGCCAGGCAATCTTCAACTACAAGTTGCACTAGGAGTTCATAGTTGGTTTCATTCTTCATAAACCTAGCAAAACTCCGGCGACGATAAGTTTCTACTAATTGTTTGTTCAATTGGGTGCTCCTAGCCAATATCGGCCAATCATGGTTAGCATTACTACTATAGCACCGTATAAGGTAGCGTATAGTAGGTAACGTTCATAGCGATTTTTAATCATATACCAGGGAATTTGCTTGAACACATAAACATCTTGTATCCACAGCTGGTCATTGCTAAGATAGCTTAGTTGTGGTGGTTCGTAGTACTTGCCAATCTTAACACGTTGATTTAATGGAATAGCTACAGGTACTAATTCACCGTCTCTGATATAATATGCCACTACATTGCCCTTTCACCGTGTTCGTGGAAGCCTACATGACCACCACGAAATTTAATTATACGCTTACATTCTTCAAAGCTGATTGGAGTATAGTCAACACGTTCTACACTTACGTTAAAATATCTAGGGTCAACTTTATCACCTGCTAGTACAACCTCACGATAGTGTAGGTGTCCGTGAATATTACAGCCAAATCGCTGTAGGCTATCTGGATGTACTGGTATATGACTCAACAGCATACCGTCAAGTACATGATAACCACGAACATCATCTACGTAATTGAGGTATTCTTCAGCAGGAAAAATATCGTGATTGCCTTTGATCAACACCTTACGTCCGCTAAGTCTGCCCAACACATGTAGGTTTTTACGATTGATAACTACATCACCTAGCATGTATACACGGTCTTTACTATTGACAACACTGTTCCAGTTGTCGATCATGTATTCGTCCATCTCTTCAACACTACTAAAGGGACGCAGCCAAGTGCCGTCGTGCCTGGTAAATTTTATAATATTAGCATGACCAAAATGCATGTCACTGATAAGCCAACAATTGGCCATGTTATTCTCCTTTAATCGTACTGACTTCTACCTATATCTTCTACGTCACTTTCTAAACTGTCTAAGGTGTCAGTCATACCTTTATTATATATCATTTGAAGTAGCGTGGCAAGTTCATAATCTCGCAGCTTAAAAACACTTGTAGCCAAAATATCACTGTTGGTTAGTTTAGTAACCTTAGCAATATCTTGGCTATATAATTCTAATACTTGCTTGACTATGTTAGGTGTCATCGCCAAGTCCTGTGCGTTTCTGCTATCCACTCGATACCATCATACTCACAGATCATCCAGTCAACGTCACTGGGTATTTCAACAATTTTAAGTTCGCTGTGGTTGCCATTAGCGGCATCGCCCAGTGTTTCTAGACATTGAACTAGGTCTGGATCATCACGGCTAAGATCATCAGCATATAGGGGCCTAGCGCTTTTAGCCGTAATAAAATAGCTTTGATCGTAGTCGTTGCAGGCATGTTGCCAACCCTTACGTTTAGCAATAAAACTGTAGCCCTCATCGCTAATGTCAAACCTGCCATAGTCTCGGTTAATTACAATTTTAGTTACATCCATTGATCTTTCCTAAAGTTGATAAAGATTTGCTTAACCTTTTCTACATCTTCATTAAAACCAGCAGCAACACGATCTTCCAGTTTATCTATTAGTTGGCCTAATCGCTCACCGTCCCAGATAGCGTTGTGTATGGCTAAGAAACCACTCATTTGTGCTTGTGCATAACTCTCCGGCCCAAAACCGAATACGTCATAGAGGGTATAGCGATAGCTACCATGTTCCTCAATTTCAGCTTTGTATAGGAGTCGCATAACACTGCAAAATGCCTTAAGCTGATCATCTTTGCTTAAACCATTCCAGAACTTGCTGTGATCTTCTTCAAGCTCCAGCTCCCACAACTTAAAACTATTTGCTAATTCATCGTCAAACATTTAATACCTCTGCTGGAAATTCTATTTTACCATCCCACTCTAGTTGCTGCGACTCAAAGTCTGTGAGTACATTATCCTCAACCACATGATAGCCCAGCCAGGTTTCCCACCACATTGGCGTATTATGCAATTCGATAACAGCCTTGGCTAGTTCTACTTTACGCTTAACATCCTCCTCGGTATAATCACAAGGTAATTGGACTACATAATCACCACTACCTTTAGCCTTCCAGTAGGGATCATTTTTAGTTCCATAATTGTTGTAAACTTGTGTGGTAATAATAATTTTCATAACTGTCCTAGAATAGAAAAGAGCCAGCTATGCTGGCTCCAAGATCAGGCATCAAGCTTTGCTGCTAAGTGCTCAAGCACTTCGTGGTTGGCTTTTTCCAGGCTCTCAAACACCTCGCTAGGAACACCAACACGATTAGCAATGCGCTCAACAAGATCACTTTTCTTAACACGCACACCGCCGGTAGCCTTGCTCTTAGCCACATAAACACCTTCACGGCTAAGTTTGGCAACAACACTGCGGGTAGTTTTGCCAATCATCTGTGCAATCTGCTCAACAGGAGTACCCTGCTTATACTGCTCAACAATCAACTGGGTCTGCTCAGCGGTATAGTTTTGTGCTTTGTTTTCCATTTGTTTTTCCTTTGGGTTGTTTGCGAATCAATAATATGATTATACAGACAATCACCTAACCCGTCAAATGAATATTTTTAGTTGTTTATTTGGTTTTATTGGTTGTCTGCCAATCAATAATATAATTATACAGACAAAGCCCACATACGTCAACGGAGTATTTTTAGTCGTTGTAACAGCTGAAGTAATTCTGGACCTAAACCGCTAGCCCAGGCAGCAAGCTGCCAGCCAGCTATACCGCATACTACAGCCAAAAACAGCTTGTCGCTAAGTAACAATCCTAACAGTGCTAGTGCTCCATAGCCTAGCACAAAAGCAGCCATGCTGCACACAAAACTCTTGTCATGCCAGCTACGTTTAAACTCCTCAAACCACTGTTTCACGATCATCCTCCACAGGCCACATGCGTAAGTAGTTTAGTGCAAATGCAATATCTTCATTGGGATAGCCGTGCTTAAATAGCCAAATGTCTAGTGGCTCCTCACCGTCCCACAATTTAGGAAAGCCATAGGCCCAGCCACTGGGCGGATCAACCATAATGTGTTTCATATTACTCTCCCTGGTAAACATTAGACTGCCTAGCACGCTAGGCAATGTGATGCTTACTAGTGTTTAAACTGTGACCAAACTCGTTGACGAATATCCTGCTGCAATTTGTCTGGCAGGTGTACATAGTCAAGTTCTGCACTTAGTTTTGCACCGTTTTTAAATGCCCAGTCAAAAAACTTGACGACTTCTTGACTAGCCCGTTTATCCTGTGGTTCCTTGTACATTACAATAAAACTAGCAGTAGAAATTGGCCAGGCATCTTTATGAGCTTGATTAACAATGCTCAACCCCATACCAGGTACACTAAACCAATCCGCCGCTAGTGCGGCAGCTGCAAAGTTTGCATCATCTGGACTAATCCAGTTACCTGCTTTATTTTGCAGTTGCAAGCTAGTCATGTTATTCTTTTTAACGTATGCATACTCTACATAGCCAATAGAACCCTTAATTCTAGTAACATTAGCTGCTACCCCTTCATTACCTTTGCCGCCTACAGCAGTTTGTGGAATCCACTTAACAGCAGCACCTTTACCTATTTTAGTTGACCATTCCTGGCTAACACTGCTAAGATAGTCTGTAAAGTTAAAAGTAGTGCCCGATCCATCAGCACGATGCACTACAGTAATTGTTTGATCTGGTAACTTTTTACCAGGATTTAGTGCCAGCAACTTTTGATCATTCCACTTGGTGACTATACCCATATATACTTCAGCAAGTACTGAACCTGTTATTCTTAGTTCATTGGGCTTAAATCCCTCAAGATTGACTACAGGTACAGTGCCACCAATAATTGCTGGAAACTGAACTTGACCATTTTTATCTAAGTCCTCACCCTTAACCGGAGCATCTGTAGCACCAAATGTTACTGTCTTTGAATTAATCTGACGAATACCGCCACTACTACCAATGCTTTGATAGTTTAAACCAACACCAGTTTGTTTATGGTAGGCCTCTGCCCATTTAGCATAAATAGGGTAAGGAAATGTTGCACCTGCTCCAGTAATGTCTGCTGCTTGTGCTGTGGCACTAATAGTTAGTGCTGTGATGAGTGTTAACAACCGCTTCATGTTTCTCCAGTTTAATCATTGCTTGAATATAGTGCGTTTCATTTTTAGCCGCACCGCCTTGTGGTATCCAACCTGCACGTAATAATGCATTGACCTCTAAGACTAGCCGGTCAATGCTTGCGCTTTCTACTATAACATATCTACTAATCATTTTTAGGTATCAGCTGTACAACTGATTCCTGTTCTATCATTTTAATTATATCTTTGGTTAATTTGTACTCACGCTCAATCCACACTAATTTTTGATGTATAATCTCAAGTTGTTCGCGATAGTAAGCTAGCTCACGCTCTTTTTGTTCTTTGATAGCATATACGTCGTGTAATAATACTATTTTACTCATCGTGCTAAACTAGCTTTATAGTTTCTGATATACTCCGCATCTAGGCTAGCATAGTCGCGAAACTTGTCTTTACCATATTTATCATAAGTATTGATAGCAATACGCTCAAGGTCAAGTAATCGATCTATAGTAATACTAGGTATTTTAGTAAATCGCCATAAATATGCATCAACTAAAAATTCTTTGGTATAGCCTGCCACGTTATTCCTCCAAGTAATATTATATTATAACACTATTGAGGTTGTGGGTCAAGTATAAAATTAGCCAGTCCATAGTATAGCTATAGCAGCTACCATGTATAGTGCTAGTAGTAGATAAGTCCAGCTAAAGTAGTAGCCTATAAATAGGAAAACACCTGCCCAACAAATGTTGTACAGGTGCAGTTGCCAGCTATGCTTCACAGACTAGTCTAATTGCAAAATCTTTGAGTAACCTATTATGTTCTGGGCTGTAATAGTTAACATCAAAATCATCAAACCACCATGGCTCACTTTCAGGATGACAACCAATCAAACCAATTTGCCTGTCCTGGATAACAGCCATAGGATAACCATTTTCGTATCTGGCCACTATTTCAGTGTCCTTAGTTGGTGCGTGAAAAGTGCAACCGTCGTAAAAGTACATGTTATGCTCTACACCTTGCCAGCTAATCTTAGCTATAGTAGGGTCTTCGTGATCGATACCATTGTCTTGGGTAACCACATACTGTCCTATGGCTAGTGGCACAATGTCAAAGTATAGTCCACCGGCCCAGTAAGCACCCATGCAAATGCCAAGGTATTTACCACCAGCTTCTAGATAATCTTGTACCGCACGAATATTATTACGACTCATAACATCGTCAAATACATCGCTGTCGCCAATACCACCACCTACTACTAAGAGGTCACAATCATATAGAGCAAACGGCAGATTTTCTAAGGTAATCATCTGTACCTTAAACTCAGGCTTAAGCGCACTAGCAACAGCATGTGCACAGTCAAGTTCTAGGTAAGGATCACATACTAGTATCTTTGCAGTTTTCATAATATCCTCGTGTTGTGTGTTGGTGTTGCCTACGGGCAATATAGTTGAGTACACTAGCATCCACTTTTGCAACGTGTACCTCGTTGCCTAAACGTGCTGCCTTGCAAGGTTATATTTTCAGGTGGTTGAACGCCAACTGCTAATGTACTCAACTATATTTTGGTTCTAGATAGTGGACTCGAACCACTGACCTAACGATTATCGGTCGTTTGCTCTACCAACTGAGCTAATCTGGATTGGTTGCGGGTCTAGGAGTCGAACCTAGAACGAGGGCTTATGAGACCTTCATGATACCTTTTCAACAACCCGCGATTGTTTGGCTCTGAGAGTAGGGATCGAACCTACGACCAATTGGTTAACAGCCAACTGCTCTACCGCTGAGCTATCTCAGAATTGATTTGGCGGAAAGCCAGGGAGTCGAACCCTGTGACCCACTTTCGTGAATCTACGGATTAGCAATCCGCTGCCTTACCATCCGGCCCGCTTTCCAAATCTTTAATATATCAGCTGTAAACAACTAGCATATTAAAGATTTGGCTCCGGTGGAGGGAATCGAACCCCCACTAACGGTTTTGGAGACCGTTGCACTGCCATTATACTACACCGGAATTGGCACCCCCTGAGCGACTCGAACGCCCGACCTGCGAGTTCGTAGCCCGCTGCTCTAATCCATCTGAGCTAAGGAGGTATTGGTGGACAACCAGGGAATCGAACCCCGTATACCAGAGGTGACAGATTTACAGTCTGCTGCAGTCGCCAATGCTGCTCGTTGTCCATATTTGGAGTGAGAGATCGGATTTGAACCGATGATTGTACGGTTTTGCAGACCGTTGCCTTTGACCACTCAGCCACTCTCACAATATTTATATATTATAGGGCAATTAACCCATTGTGTCAACACTATATTTCTGGACTTTTAGGCCAAACCCAGTAACCGCTAAATTTAGTGTAGTTAGGTCTAGTGTAAGCACTATCAACCCAACGTTCTTGTCTGGCTTGCACAACTTTAAGTCGCCAAACAATTATACCCCACACTAAAAAGAATATGCCAATTCCAAATAGTATTTCCATAGCTAGTCCCACAATCCTTCGTAGTATTTGCCAAATAGTCTATAGCCGTTAGCTTTGCGAGCTTGCCAGGCGTCTAAACCTTCACGGTCAACCTTAATCAGCTCAATTTGCTCTTGAAAGCTTTTGCCACTACGCTCCTCTTGTGTAGGATGAGTGTAAAACTGATCATCGGGATTATCATCCAGTTTTTGCTGAAAAGCCCAAATCATTTCATCTAGTGCCCAGTCCCAGCGTTTAAAGTGATTATCATCAACGTCATAATCATGCTCTTTTGGGGGTGCACTAGTACTCTTGAGATGCTCTGGCACATCCTCGTCATCTACATGTGGAGCACCATGCTTAGTTGCTTTCAATTGCTTGAGCATTGGTACAACTATGTGACTTAGGGTATGATCCATTGACCAAGTATCCCAGGGATTAATCTTTACATACACTTGTCGTTCACGCTTGCTATCTACCCATAATAAGAACTTATGTAGTAGAGTAGGAGTGCCATCCTTCTTTTCAGCAAGCCACTCGCCAAAACGATGTACCCACTGTGGCTTGTCTAGGTTACCTTCTTTGTCTTTGACTTCTTTGACCCACAAGCAAAGCAGGTCAGCTAGCTGATACGGGCCAAACCAGTTTCTATATGGGCCAATAATTACTTTCACGTTAGTTCCTTTATGCTTGTTCTCTGTCTAGGTCTATATATACGCTTGGTTGTGTTACAATTCTACTACTAGTTACGCGAACAGGGCAGCTAGGGTTTGAGCATACATATCCCATAGCACTTTCAGTAGTCATGCCACATACTTGGCAACCCTTTCGCCAAGTAGTAGGATTAACAGGCATAACTGGTGGCACTAGTCGTTGTACAAGTTGTTTTAATTCCACAATATCCTGCTCCAGTTTGTGCAGCTTTGTTTCTAGGCTATCTGGTTTCCAATCTCCACCTATAACCACAGCAGTATCAGGTGATGCACCAGCTTCACGAGCGTATACTTTACCGTCACGATGTTCGTATATGTACTGTACGCCTGGTTTTAGTGATCCCATACTATTTCTCGCTATCTAGTTCACGCTGTGCCTTAGCACCTTGATGAAATGCCTCTTGTATCCAGTATTGCAGTGCATCGTGATCAATTTTATTCATGTCTAACATATCGCCTAAAAAACCGTTGCGGTTTCGCTTACTGTCATAGCTAGGAAAGGACTTGTTATAAAACCACTCAATAAACTTTGCTTGTACAGGTATATTCACTACCAACTCTCCACATCAGTTATATCTACGCTAGTATCACTCATTTTGCCAAAAAGTGAAAACTTTACCTTTATAACAGGCCCAATGCCCGTGTGTTCTTCGTATAATTCATATACGTTAACTTCTTGAAAGTGATCTGCAATCTCAGCCAGTTGATTAATCTGTTTTCTTGACAGTTGCATATTATCTCCGCATAGCGCTGATGTCACGGGCCTCTTGTTGGCTAAAGATAGGCACAGCATTTGACTTGTGTAGTGTACCAATACCAATAATATTGCCACCAGTATATACGGGATTTTCGCGCTTGGCCGCCACACCAGTGCCGCTGTCGCGACTTGGTATATAAGGCGTTTCACGGCCTGGGGGCGGTTGCAATTTAGGAATCTTGTTGGTGCGGTATTTTCTCACGTTAGTATTCCAGTAAATAAAGATATATTATACAGGCCGTAACCATATTAGTCAAGATCGTTTTTCTTGATATGATGTTTAAGTTGGGTTGCTAAGAATGTAATAGCTTCTTGGTAATTATTAATTTGCATGCGCTGACCAGGTAACCAGTTGGGTTTTAGCACTAGTGCAAGTTCTTCGTCTTTAGCAGTAGTTGTATAAATAGTTCTAGGTGTACCATCTCGCCAGTACAACCTAGTGCCAACTATAGTAATAGTATCATACAGTTCTTGTAGTGGGCTACCACTGGCAGCACTTTCTGCAATATTTTTTATGTCTAGGCGTTTAGGTACAGCTACTTTTACATAGCCTTCACTATCTACTTTATCTAATAACCACATTGGTAAGTCTATAACAGTAATAGGCTCAAAGTCTTGCGTGTATAGTACAATATTCATGATATTCGTTCTAGGATCCAGCTATCATTATCACGTTTAACCCAACGTATAATATCGCCTATTTTCCAGCCTACTTGTTCGATCACGTCGTCTGGTAATATAATACAAGGTTCGCCATGCTCGTCTACTTCTACTCTAAGTGTCCAGCTTGTCTTGGGTTCCAAACATAGCCTCCATTGTAATAGGTGCAACATGACAAAGCTCATTGTATGCACATTTAGCTACTAGCCTATGCTCCTTTTGAGTGCTAGGGTCTAGTCGCTGTTTTAAGTAAAATATCCAACTTCGTAGTGTACCATTCATATACATACGGCTAGGTGTTAATCCTTCTGGTAAGATTGCGCGGGCTTGTTCTTTAGCAATACCAGCACTAATAGCCCAGTCGTAGTGTCGCTGTGCATCCTCAGCTATAGTTTTTAATCTATATTCCCACTGTGACCCTAGTATGCGATCTTTATCTTGTAGGTAGTTTAGTGGTATGCTGTTTTGGCGATTCTTTTTATCTTGCAGCCTTGGTTCGCGTGATATATCTAGCGCACCCAACGCTTCAACCGTTTGATAGCGTTGCGAAAACTCTTGAAAACTAAACGACCTATGGCGTAGTATTTGGCGAGCAATATCGCGTGTTGTATTAATTTCCATGCAAACATTAACCATTTCAAATGGACTAACATGGCCTTCCCTAATCATATACTGTAATAGTCCGCGATATTCTTGGTTCATTTGGTTGCTAGGATTACTTACACGCGCAATTTGCGCTATATTTTTGTCTATGTCTGGTGTTGCCCACCAAATATGTGCTGTGTTCATATTATTCCGTGTAAAATACGTGATTACCTATTTTAATTAAATATTGTTTTGTTTTTTGCCACTGTGGTTTGACATATTGTGCATGAAAGTACAGTGCATCAAAGTTTTCTATAAATAGTTTGCCTGCTAGCACACCTTGTGCTACTTTTAAACTTTCTTCCCAGCGAGCTAGGTCATTTATAACATGCTTACTATTATTAGTCCAACTAAACTGGTCTTTACTATAGACCACTTTGCAGATCGTTTTTTCAAAATTACTAGCATGTAGTACTCGGTTTAAGGTTACCTGTGCAACAGCCACCTTACCAGTTAGTTCTTCCCCTCTTGCTTCAAAGTATATATTTTTTGCTAGGCATATTAAGTCTTTTTGTGTATGTTGTACAACATAAAACGCACGAAAGGGCGCATCTGTAAATGTTTTAATAGTTGTGGTAGGGAAAAGCAAACATACTACTGCTAATAACAACATAGCAGTATAGTTCATAGTATTTCCTCGTCAAATCCTATAATAATTGTAACTTTCCTATTATACCGGAATGGCAAAAACTTTTCAAGTGAAAATATGGGCAGGGCGGCGCCAAACTATAAAAAAATTGTCTTGAAAAGTTTTTGCCGGGCTGCTATAATAGGGGAAATGGAGGAGTTAATGTCTAAAATTGTAAACTATACAGCAGAACTAGAACATTTGATAGTAGATACCTTATTGCCTGCTTATGAGGATTATTGTAGGCGCTATCCATTTAGTAAATTAGCCAAAGAAATCAATTATGACATAATCCGTGAAATTAAGCACACAAGGGATTGTGGTGCTTTGCTCAAACCTCGAAAAAACCTATCTTGAAAAATTTTGTTATTAGGGTTATAATATTATCTTGACCCTAAACTACAGAGGACAGTCAATGAAAAAAACGTTATTAACCGCATTAATTGCACTAGGATTTGGTAGTGCACAAGCTGCTGGTTTTGTTAGCTATGATCTAGATCAAGTTAAAGCAGACGCTAAAGGTGGCAAAGATAGTCAGGCACACTATGTTCGTGTTGGAGCTCCTGTTATGGGACTAAACACTATGATGCAACTTCGCACAGCTAGTTTTGATGGTGGTGGTATGGTGCATAGTGCAGAATTTACAGCCAGTAAACAAATCGGTCCGCTAAGCCCATTTCTAGGAGTTGGTCACGATCTTGGCTTTAATGGTAGCAAAAGTTTTCAGTATGGCCTAGTAGGTGTTAGCGGCGGTATGCCAATTGGTAAACTATATGCATATGCTGGTGCTAAAACACGAGTAAACTGGGATGATCACAATCCCAAACAAACAGTTACCTTTTTAGGCGTAAGTGCTCCACTAACAAAAGACCTAAGTGCTAACATTGGTGTTAGTAAAAGTACACAAGATATAAAAGAAAGTGCCTGGGGTTTGGGACTTCGTAAAAGTTTTTGAGCGTTTGGGTAGTTGGCTCATTTAGCAATAGTGCATAGACAACTCAACTACAGCAGCGGCATCAACACACTAACACGGCAATGTTAGTTGCGACGCTTATGCTACGCCTTAAATATGCCGTTTTGCCGACGGTGGCTAAAAAACACTAGCAGTGGGAGGGCCGGCTAGTAAAACATTCCTCCTGCCTAAATCTTGCTTGAAATTTAAGGAGATACAATGACACAATTAGATTTAGTAAATCATGCATTAATCGGATTCGACAGAATCTTTAATCAACTGGATAATGTTCGCGCAACAACTAAAACTTATCCACCACACAATGTAGTAAAACTTGATGATGACAACTGGCTTGTAGAGTTAGCAGCTGCTGGTTTTGGACGGGACGAGCTAACAGTAGAACTTCACGAGAACACATTGACAATCCGCGGTCGTAAAGTGGAGCAAGCAGATAAGCATTATCTGTATAGAGGATTGGCAATGCGTAATTTTGAGAAGAGCTTGTATATACAAGATCATATTAAAATTAAACATGCAGAATATAAGGACGGTATGCTTAATATTTATCTAGAGCAAATTGTTCCAGAGAGTAAAAAACCAAAGTTGATTACAATTAACTAAACCAGGGGGCATAAGCCCCCTTATTATTATGCCTAAATACGAAATTTACACAACTGACAAAGAGCCACAACTGCCTAGTGCAGATAATGCAGATTATAAACAATTAGTTGCAGAAGCACCATATCATCCAGGTTATGAGGGTGTTATACCTACACTAGAAACTACAAACATTTTACCACTTAATCAAGAAGACGTTATTAAACTTGATGGTTGGGGTGCACAACACACCATTAACCTAAACACCGATCCTAATCCACAAAATATTCCTTTTGATTGGCGTAAGATTACCTTTACTAATAGTACGATTACCGGTAGTGGTAGTGCCGGCGGCACTGCTAGTGGTACTGGTAGTGCCCTGAAGTTTGATAGTGACAAGCTACCTGTTAACCTATTGAGTACAGAAGCACTAAATCAAACAGCAGCAGTGTTAAAGTTTGGTGCTGATAAATATCACGCGCACAATTGGCGCGACGGCTTTGTTTGGTCAAGGCCACTAGCCGCAGCTATGCGACATATTATGGCCTTTAACGATGGTGAAGATAAGGATCCTGAAAGTGGACTAAGCCATCTTGCACATGCCGCTTGCTGCATTATGTTCTTACTAGAATTTGAAAAAACTCATCCTGAATTGGACGATAGATATAAAGTAGATGTATCAAATACTAACAAAACATCTAAATAAAACACATAAACCACTATACCAGGTCTGCAAAGACCTGGGCATAGACATGGACAGTTTAGATGTACAAGAGCTCAGTAAACATATAGATCAGTGTACGCACTGTGGCGTTTGGTCTAAACAACTAGTACCAGACCTAGATGATAATCCTATTTGCCCCATTTGTGTAAGGTTAATAGGACTATAAATTAACACTTGAAAAAGTTTAAGAAAATTGCTATAATATAAAATGCAACAACAAAATCAAGAAACATTATACGATGTTAGAACAAAAATCTGCGATACTTGCAGCAGCTATAACAAGATCATGGATATATGTCAGCAAACAGAAAAAATAATAAGTATTTACGCTAAACGAATTACTAATCACTGTCCACTTAACAAGTGGCCACAATAAAATGCACACATTTGATATAACACAGCCACGCATCGGCTTTGCTTGCAAGATTCAAACAGATCACGACAAAGCCGACAAAAAACTAAATACAACTACTACAACACTAACATATCTTAACAAGCAAACTAGGGACAAAGCAGTAGAAAAAATCTGGACAATTATACATCACAACTGTGAAACACTGAAGCGACAGGTAGAGTGGGTTGGTAACCTGCCTAGGGATCAGCGTCAGTTTCGCATTAGCAGTGATTTATTTCCAGCTTACACACATGAAGATTGGATGTGGTTCTACTTTCAAAGTGATGTAGTTAAATACCTAGAAACACATCTAGGCAAAGTAGGGGATATAGCACGAGGTAAAGATGTACGGTTAAGCTTCCACCCAGGTCAATTTTGTGTACTAGCGAGTGAAAATGATGGAATTGTTGATAATAGTATTGTTGAGTTTGAGTATCATACTGACGTCGCCCGTTATATGGGCTATGGTAGGAAATTTCAGGATTTTAAGTGCAATGTTCATATTGGAGGCAAACGTGGTCCACAAGGGATTATTGCAGCACTTAGAAAGTTAAGTCCAGAAGCACGCAACATATTAACAATCGAAAACGCAGAATATACCTGGGGTCTAGAGCATAGTTTAGAACTTGTAGAACACTGTGCCCTAGTTCTAGACATACATCATCACTGGATATACAGCAAGGGAGAGTACATTGAGCCTGACGACAAGCGAATTAGAGTGGTTAAAGATTCGTGGCGAGGTATTAGACCTGTTATACACTATTCAGTATCCAGAGAAGATGTGCTTGTCGACCACACAGCAGATGAGTTGCCCGACTACAAGTCTCTTACAGGCATGGGTTTTACATCAGCTAAACTGCGAGCACATAGTGACTACTACTGGAATAACAGAGTAAATTCATGGGCTGCTACGCATAGTAGTTGGGCTGACATTATGTGCGAGTCAAAGCAAAAGAATCTTGCTAGTCAACAATTTGCAAAAACCATAGGTTAACCAACGTGGCCTAGTGTTAGGCCATATTGGGGTATTCTCTGCTCGTAGCCAGATGAGCTGGAACATTGCAGAGTCTCTTACTAGTGAAGACCGGAGTAGTAGCTAGTAAGCGTGTCTGACCCTAAAGTACGGCAAACCGTCATGAAGTTATGTAAGTTTAGGGCACGGGCTTAGCGGCCTAGGCAGTAAACAGAGAATACCCCAATATTGAGGAGTTATTATGAATAAGATTTACGAACTAGAATTTTATAATAGCATGATTGATGCTCTACAAAAGGCTAAAGCTGGTAGTGTAAAACGTGGTGACAGCGTTAGCTGGAACAGTAGTGGTGGTACAGCACGCGGTAAAATTACCAGAATAATTACTAGTGGTGAAGCCGATATACCTGGTAGCAGCTTTAAGATTACTGGCACTCCAGAAGATCCAGGCGCATTAATACGTGTATATCAACGCGATGGCGATGGCTACAAACCTAGTGATACTATTGTAGGCCATAAAGTAAAAACCCTAACTAAGATTGATCCACTATAATGCCTTGTTATAAATGTGCAAATGGTAAATATAAGTATGGCAAACGCGGCAATTGCCAGTTTGATACACTAGGTGCTTGTGAAGCCGCTGAACGAGCTATACATGCTAGGGAGAATGAGAAAAATGAGCTACAAACCAATGAAAAAACCAGGAAAGAAAAAACCGGCAAAAATGTAAATTAACTGTACCCTATTATCCTTAAGACCCTAAGGGTACACTAGTTGCCAGTCTAGCCAAAACTGGCACACAACACACGGAGATTACTATGGCAAAAGTATGCTATTGGTGTAATCGCATTTTTACTATGTTAGAAAAGAGTGGGCAAGCCAGAGCAAAACGCTATTTAACATATAGAGGTTGGCAATGAGTTGGTACACTATAATCTGCAAAGCACTTTGGGCTACACAACTTACACGTAGTGGTAAGTGGCGTAAAGCTCAGCGATTAATGAACAACACACAACACGGAGATAAACATGAATCCATTCGAGATCAGAGCTCAACTATTAGCAATGAGCAAGGACTACCTAGACAAGCAGTTTGAAGTTAACACAGAGTTTACTAAGCGAGCCTTTGAAGAAATGGCTAAAAACGGCCAAGACATTATGCAAAAGTATCAGGAGTTTGCTCCTAAAATGTATACTTTTGAAGATGTTGTTGAACACGCTAAAAAACTCTATGGTTTCGTTAATAGTAAGTGATCTTTGGCAACGAATACAAGAATACTTTAATCAGCCTTATTCGTTACAGCGTTTTATAGAAGATCACAAGCCACAAACTATGGCTGATGTAGAATATTTAGAAAAAATTTGGTACTATCATACCGATAAAAATAGTTGGACATAGTACTTAGCCGACAATAAAAATAAAAAGGGGCTACAATGGCAGATATACATGAATTACGCGAGGAGTTGTTAGAAGAGGCAATGGAATACTTAGATACAAAATTTCGCACACATAAAAAGTTTGCAAAACTATTTTTTGAGCATAAACTTAAACAAGGCGTTCCCATAGAAAACTATACAACTTATATGCCACAAATATATACTCCGCAAGAGGCTATTGACTTAGCTAAAGCAATGGAGGCTTATGTAGTTGGTAACAACGCAGCAAAATAACTGTTGCGGGGCTTAGGCTCCGCAACAAAATTTTTACAGTTGATTTATTTTCCTTTAGGATGTATAATATTATTTTACTCAGTAAAGGAAAGCAAATGGCTGTACAACAACTACTTGACAACCTATACTTAACACCAGCTCCTTGGCGAAAGTGGATGCAAACCCGTGAAGAAATTATTCAGGATTGGCGTTCGGTTAAAGACTTTCGTATTGAATCTGGACCATATTGTAGTATTCGTGATATTGAATATTTACGCGGCAGCTATAATCGCGTATACATTATACACGATCGTGGCAGTATTGAAGTCTAGTTTGGGGATGTGGTGAAACAGGTAGACACAAATTGACTTAAAATCAATCGCCTAACGGCGTACCGGTTCGACTCCGGTCTTCCCTACCAAATAGCCCTGGTGGTGTAATGGTAGCCACGCTGGTCTTAGAAGCCAGTGCTGAAAGGCGTGGGAGTTCGAGTCTCCCCTAGGGCACCAAGGAATAAAATGAGTGAAAATAAAGTAAACCGTATGCTAAAAGCATTACTAGGCAGCGATGAATTAGTACAGCGTTGGTGGGCTAGTCCTAATAAGGCATTTGATGGTGAAATACCAGATGATTTATGGAATACCAGCGAAGGAAGAAAACGCATATATAAATATGTATTAGATCAACTAGATCCTGGTTATAGTTGATAAATAAGTTTGGTTCAATAATAAAAATAATAAAGGTAACCTATGCACGAATTATATAAAACTGAGCAGCGCTTTGCTATGCTCAGTATTCCCCTATTATTACGACTGTTTGAATATATCAGAGAGGAACCTACTACTGACGAAGATTTACATTTTATGGCTGAGCGAATACATGAGCTAGCCAGTGATACTGTAAAAATGACAATGAATCAGTACAATAGCATTATTCCTCAGGAAGATATGCGACGTGTAAAACATAATAATCCAAACAGTTGTCCACCTACTGAAGTTACTCCTTACGAGTAACTTTTACTGGCATGAGTTACCTGCCAGTAACACATGCCAAATCTCCATTATAATTATAACAACAAGGAGTTTCAAATGGCAGAAAGTATTACACCAGCTGGTATGATGATGAGTGGCGGCGACGGCCTATTTGGCGGTGGTGGTCTTATTGGCGGCCTGATCCTAGGATCACTGTTACGTAACAACGGTAACCTATTTGGCAATGACGGCGGAGCTGCTGCAGCTGCTGCACTTCGTAACCCACCAGAGCAAGATCAAGCTAACATGAGCTTAATGCAAGCTATTGGTCAAGTTGACAAAAGCGTGTCTACTAGTGTAGCAGCTATGGAAGCTAGCCAAGCAACACAAACACTTGGCATTACAACTCAGTTAAATAATGTTGCTAGTAGTTTAGCTGCCCGCACTGACGGCGTTAAAGAAGCTGTTAATGCCGGTACAATGGTGCTAGCACAACAACTCAATGGACTGCAACAGCAGGTTATGGAAAATCGCTATGAGCTTAGTAAAGACATTACTAACGATGGTGATAAAACTCGTGCTCTTATCACACAACAGTATGAGGCGACCCTAAACCGTCAACTTACAGACGCTAACGCAGCTATTATTGCGCTACAAGCTAAGCTAGACACAGGTGCAGCTACTCGTGGCGTTGAAGTTACCACAACCAACAACATCAACCAGATGCAACAGCAACAGCAACAACAGCAGCAGTGGGGTCAGCTCTACAATGCTATTTGGGGCCTTGCACAAAACATCAGATCAAATAACGAAGCAATTAACGTTGGCAGCGGCACATTAACCGCTAACCCCGTCAATACAAACACAAACATTAGATAATCTCTAAAACTGTGCTAGCCACTAGACCAAAAGTCTAGTGGCACATTTATTGGAGGTTATTGTGTATCAAAATCAATATTTCTTTCCACCGCCCTGGTATTTTGCTCCACCACCAACTCCAGTATACATTCCACAAACTACTAGTGATAATGATGTAATTATCAATAACAGTACTGGTCAAGGTCCACCAGGCCCTGAAGGACCACAAGGACCACAAGGTGTTGCAGGCCCACAAGGCCCGCAGGGTGCACAAGGCCCACAAGGTAACGCAGGCCCGCAGGGACCAATGGGTCCGCAAGGTGACACAGGCATACAAGGCCCACCAGGACCGCAGGGTGAGCAGGGTGTAGAAGGTCCACAAGGACCACAAGGTGTTGCAGGTCCACAAGGACCAGCTGGCCCTAGTGGTACAATGAGCTGCATACTACCAGCTAAAGTTATTAGTGAAAGTTACCATATCCAACCAGACGACTGCTACATAGGAGTACTAAACGAAAAAAGTATAGAAATATACTTACCACAAAATCCGCCACTAGGCAAAATGCTTATAATCAAAGCACAACAAAAGCAAATTGGAAATAAAAAAATTTATATAGTAACACAAAATGGCGACAAGATAGATGATGGGGATGAGGTCGTGTTACAGTCTCCATATGAATCAATAACACTAATTTTCAACGACAGTTGGCATATAACAGGACAGGCACAGGTTTAAAATGAAAAGTATTAAAGTTCACGAGGCATGGTGTACTAGACAGCAAGAAGATTATGAAATAATGATGAGTGCAGTAGATGATCTAGGAGCAGCATCGCTAGCATTAGCATCAAATGGTGCTCAAGCATATACACACTTTATACAGGCTAGAGATAATTTCAAACAAATGTATAGAGAACTTAATAATAATTATAGGTACGTTGAGGAATAGTACTCCACTATGACTACTAGCTTTGTGCACCTAGTAGTCATACTAGAATACTAAGAGAACGACATGAAACAGTTTGATATAGACGAAGTAAAAGAGTACATTAGACAAAGTACACCAGAGAGTAAAATCTACCTAGGCTGTGACAGTGAACGTGTTAGACTAGATAAAGTATGGTGGGCTGACTATACATTAGCCATTGTAGTACACATAGACGGTAAACATGGCTGTAAGATATTTGGCTACTATGAGCGTGAACGTGATTACGATCAAAAGAAAAATAGGCCTAATATTAGATTAATGACTGAAGTTTATAAGGTCAGCCAGCTATACTTAGAACTAAAAGATTGTATAGATGACAGGCACGTAGAAGTACACCTAGATATAAACCCTAGTGTTAACTATGCTAGTAATGTAGTATTACAACAAGCCATAGGATATATTCGTGGCACTTGTGACGTTGAAGCCTTAATCAAACCAGACGCTTTTGCTGCAAGCTATGCAGCTGACAGACTAAAATTTATACTAAACCGATGAAATACGACCGATTTGACCTAGAACAATTAATACTTAAAAACTGGGAAGTAGTCACTGAGATTAAACATCTGCGTGAACTTATCTCGGACGGTAAACCAACCCAAGATCAAATTGAAAATTATTTACTTGGCCTAGAAACTATTTATGAAGTAAAATTTAATAAATTGTGGGATTGTTTTGAAGAACTTTGCCAACATCAAAAGATCATTAGTTAATGGTTACAATAGTCAACCGTTTACCATATTAGAAGCTGTTAGCCTAGTATTCGTACTAGGCTATACAGGTTATTATGTATTCGCTGAATTAGCTCAGTGGTAGAGCAACCGCCTTGTAAGCGGTAGGTCGTCAGTTCAAATCCGACATTCAGCACCAAGTTATAGTTGTATGAAACTAATAGAAAAGTACTGCGGACGCGGGTTCGACTCCCGCCTGGTCCACCAGAAGTATATTGCACTTCACTGATAAGGAAGACTGGTCGGCTGTATTCAACTGGCTAGTGCAGTATACTTCTGATGGGCCAGACCAGGTTTCGACGGGGTAAAGAGTATAGACGTGGACAACTCGGCAATGCAGAAGCCGTAGGGTTAGCACTAGCTGGCCGTAGACGCAAACAAAATAAATGCCAACGATGAGGTATTTGCCTTAGCAGCATAAGCTAGGCTGGGGTTTAGGCGGTTGACCTTATTAGCCAACAACCGCCACACAACACAAAGGATAAAAATGGAACTAGAGTTTAAACATGCAGGATTAAGTGTTAGTTTTGAGTGTGATGGAGACGATCACTATGATCACGTTGATCTCCTACACAAAATAGCAGCTCTAGTTGAGGAGCTAGCCAGTCATACAGGTGTTAGCCTTGTAGTTATAAGCGACTTTAAGGAACAAGATGAAGATGATGAGGACGCTGAAACTACCAACTGGCCA